TTTGTTGAGTGGGATAGTAATGAAACCCTCTATGCTTTCCAGAATGGTGATGCTGATGGTGGTATTGTTACCTTCCCTGCAACCCATCCTAAGTGGTCTTATGCTAAACTGGGAGAGGATGGATACGTTGCAGAGGTTGCTGAGAAGAAACCTATTTCTGAGCACGCTACAGTTGGTATCTATTATTGGAAGAAGGGTTCTGATTATGTTAAGTATGCTGAGCAGATGATTGAAAAGGATATTCGTGTTAATAATGAATATTATGTTTGCCCAGTATTTAATGAAGCGATTGGTGATGGCAAGAAGATTCGAATCAAAGAAATCGATAAGTCTGGTATGTGGGGTATTGGTACTCCAGAAGATTTGAATTACTTCCTTGAACATTATGATGGGGATATTTGAATGATTAATAGACAACAAAAAATAATTTTTATTGGAAATCCTAGAGCATGTACTACAACATTAAATGTTTTGTTGTCTCCTAAGGGATTTGATTTTAGTTATTGGCACGATACCGTTGAATATTATGTAAAATCTATCCCAGATTATAAGGATTATCAATATTTTATGATAGTTAGAAATCCTTATGATAGGTTTGTTTCATGGTGGTCTCAGCATAGGAGACATAATCATAAGTTTATTATGAAGTATAATAATTTTGAAGAGTGGGTAAAAAGTGGAGAGTTCCACGATTGGCCCACTCATACTGATGGAGACCCTAGACCACCCAGAAATTATTGGACAGAACAATCTCCTTTAAGGCAAATTGATTTTATTAAAAATAGAGGTGATGTTGAGGTTAATATATTAAAGTTTGAAAATATACAAGAAGAATGGGAAGATCTGTTTGTTAAAAAAACAAATCTTTCTTTTGATTCAGTATCGTTCCCAAAAACGAATGATACTAAACATGATTCTTTTGAAACATATTACACTGACGAATTAAAAGAAATAGTGTATAATCACACTAAAGAAGACTTTATGGCATTTGGGTACAGTAAATGAAAGTAGCATTAGCGTTTTTTGGACAACCTAGATTTGTTGATACTCCTAAAGTGATCAACACATATAAACAGACAATTTTAAACAGATACGATACTGATGTTTTTTGTCACACTTGGTGGACAGAAGACGGAGGAGAATATGATTATTCTAGTTGGTCAAAGATTAGTAGATGCCCAATTCCAAAAGATGCTTTGGATGTAATTGATAGAAATTATAAACCAGTTGTTCTTGAGTATGATGCTCCAGAAACTTTTGTTCTTCCCCCCAAAGCAAAATCTTTTATAGATGCTAAATTCACAGGGAAGCATCCACAAGGAAATCATTGGAATGAAAAAAATTACAGTAATGTAATGTCACAGTTACGTTCTATTCAAAAGGTATCTAATTTGGTTGAAGAACATACCAAACAGACTGGAACCGAATATGATTTTATTGTGTTGGCTAGATATGATACTTCTCTAATTAGATTTCCTGATTTAAATCAATGCGATTCTAGTAAGTTTTATTTGCCTGGACATCATCCCAGATTTCCAGACACAATCCAATTTTTTGGATCTAGGTATCTTGAGTGGTCAAAAAATGCATTTGATGACATTGAACATGTTTATCAAGGTATTTGGGAACCATCTCCAGAAGCATTTAAGATGGGGTCATTCTTGAGAAGGTTTAATCTTTCTGATCTTGCCCCATGCACGATGGACGCCGCATGTGTTAGACAAAAACTATGAAACAGAAAAGAATTATTGCTCATCGAGCGAACACAAATGGTCCTGACCCCAGGTTAGAAAATCTTCCCTCTCAAGTTGATGAGTGTATTAGTAAAGGATATGATGTTGAAATTGATCTTAGATATCATAGACAAACGGACACTTATTGGTTGGGACATGATGAACCAGATCATTTAGTTACTTTGTTTTGGTTGGCAGCAAGGCAAGATAATTTATGGATACATTGCAAAGACCTAGATACTTTGCACCATATGAGTTCTCTCACTTCTGGATATAATTATTTTTGGCATCAAGAAGATGATTATACACTAACAAGCAAACATCAAATATGGGCTTATCCAGGAAAGAGATATACTAACAATACTGTTATTGTGATGCCAGAATGGAATAACATGAGTTGGGATAACCTTCGTGTTACTAGTTGTTATGGAATTTGTACAGATTACCCCGATAAATTAAAATGAAAATTACATTAGTAGGTCCTGGAATTATGCCTATTCCCCCAACAGGTTGGGGAGCAGTTGAAATTCTAGTATGGGACACAAAAAATGCTCTAGAAGAACTAGGACATGAAGTTCAAATTATCAATACAAAAGACTTTAGACAAATTATTAATGGAATAAATGCTTTTGTTCCAGATTTTGTTCATGTCCATTATGATGAATTCATTCCTATTGTTCCATATATTCAATATCCAAATGCAATCACTAGTCATTTTGGATATTTGGAACGCAAAGAAATGTTTGGTGGATACGTAAATGTTGCGAATGAATTCCAAAGAATTAAACCAAATGTTTTTTGCCTATCTCCTGGAATTCAAAGTGTTTATAATGTGATGTTTAATATTCCTAAGGAAAATACTTATGTAACTCCTAATGGCGTTAATAGGGAAAGATTCCGTGTAACAGATACTCCAGAATATGCAGACAGAAGTATCTATCTTGCTAAAATTGATTATCGTAAGCGTCAGCATATGTTCCAAAGTATTGATAGTCTTTGGTTTGCTGGAAATTTAGCAGACCAAAGATTTAATACTTCTAAAAACTATCTTGGTGAATGGTCAAAAGAAACTCTTTATAATGATCTGACTGACTATGGTAATTTAGTACTTCTTTCGGATGGGGAAGCACATCCACTTGTTTGTATGGAAGCTCTTGCTGCTGGATTAGGAGTAGTTGTTTGTGAATGGGGCAAAGCAAATCTTGATTTAGATAAAGAATTTATTACAGTAATTCCAGAAAGTAAAATAGAAGATCTTGAATATGTTGAAGATGCTATTATAAAAAATAGAGAATATTCAGTAAATCATAGAGAAGAAATTATTGAATATTCAAAGAACTTTGAATGGAAAGAAGTTCTTCGCAACCATTATATTCCAAGTATTGAAAAAGTAATTGAACGCCATGCTTAATTTTCCAGAAGATAAAAACAAAGCACAATATAAGCTTAGTGGATTTGGTCCTGTCTATTATATAAACATGGATAGTGATACTGAAAGACGACAGTACATGGAGGACCAATTTAAATATTGGGGTATACAAAACTATAATCGTATATCTGCTTATGATGGTAGGAATGACGATCTTAGTGATATTATCAAAGGAAAATATCCAGATATGATGTCTTCTGGAGAGATTGGATGTGTGACATCACATATTAAGGCGATCAAGCATTGGTATGAAACTTCTGATTCTCCATATGCTGTTATCATGGAAGATGATTGTAGTCTAGAAACTGTATCTTACTGGAATTTTACCTGGCAAGATTTTGTAGCTAGGGCTCCTTATGCTTGGGATGTTTTGCAACTTGCTATTATTTGCACGGGGGATATTGTAGTTCCTATTCATAATCGGTTTGTGAATGATTTTTCTACAGCATGTTATGTAATCACTAGACACCATGCAGAAAAAATTATTAGGAATCATGTGAGGGGTGATAAATATAAACTTGATAATGGTGTTAAACCTCGTCCTGTTGCTGATGATTTGATTTATAATTCTGGGGCAACCTACGCTGCTCCTATACTTTTGTATACATTACAATTGGGATCATCAATCCATCCAGATCATATAGATAAATTCCATAAAAATTCTTATGAAGGTATTTTGAATTTCTGGAAAACTGCTGGAGCAAGAGTTGATATTAATGTAATTACTGATTACAATCCTTACCTTGGAAAAGTTTCTGAACCTGGAGCAAATAAATGACAGATCTATCTAAACAAATTAGAGAGGGAACTAAAAAGTCCCATACTATGGCAGAGAACACAGGATTTATTACCTGCTTTTTAAAAGGGGTTGTTGAAAAAAAATCTTATATTAGACTTCTCTCAGATTTATATTTTATATACTCTGCAATGGAAGAGGAGTTTGAGAATCATAAAAGTGATACCATTTTGCGTAACATTTATTATCCTGAATTGTTCCGCAAAAAGTCTTTAGAAAAAGACTTGCAATATTATCTTGGTATTGATTGGAGAGATTTAATTACACAAACAAAGTCTTGTAAAGAATATGTTGCAAGAATTAAAGAAGTCTCTAAGTCTAATCAGGATCTTTTAATTGCACATCATTACACTAGGTATATTGGAGATTTGTCTGGAGGACAACTCTTAAAAAGTATTGCTCAAACTGCATTGAAGGTTGATGATGCAGGAATGAACTTTTATCTTTTTACTGACATTCCAGACGAGAAAGAATTTAAAACTAATTATAGAAATGTGTTAGATGAATTGCCCTTTGACCAACATGAAATTGATGATATAATTGAAGAGGCAAATTATGCATTCAAATTAAATATGAATGTGTTTAATGAAATTGAAGGTAATTTGATTTCTGCCATAGGTAAAGTTTTATTTTCTACATTAACACGTCGTACAAGGAGAGGAAGTACCGAATGATTGAAGAGTTTAAAGAATGGTTACTTGGATCTTTTAATAATAGAAGGCAAGCATTCTCTTATCCATCTCAATACTCCCAAATTAGTTTACGTCATGTTCTCTTAGATAATGGTATGATTTATGGAGAACAAAAATATACTGTTAGAGGAGAACCTCCTTATAGGCAATTTGTTTTAGACTTTAAAGAAGTAAACGATAGAATTATTGTTTCAAGTTATAAAGTAAAAGATGGAAAAAAACATCTTGAATTTAAAAATCTAGATCAAATTACTGAGGATCAATTAGAATTAAATGAAAATTGTGATTGTATTTTTATAAAAGAAAACAATCAGTATGTTGGTAGAATTATGGGATGTGATTGTATTGTAGAGAGAAATGGTAAAAAGTCTTTCTTATTTACTATGTCTGCATTAACAAAAACTAAGTATAAAGTCATTGATAGAGGTTATGATCCAGAGACTAAAAAAATGGTTTGGGGATCTGAACATGGAATGTTTGAATTTGACAAGCAGAGTAAGACATAAATAAATATACGATCAATTTTGTCATGAAGTAACCCATAACTTTGATTCAATGGCAAAATACTTAAGTCAACTAAACAGAAAACTAAGAGTAGGTGTTGCCTCATATACTGACAATGAAACTGCTCTTCAGGTAACTGGTAATGTCGGTATAAAAACTTCAGAAGCTAAGTCAGACTTCCACGTTCAGGGAGATGGTTTAGTTTCTGGAGTTTTAAATGTTGATACTACTCTCAAATCAAATGATACTGTTGTCTCTGGAGTTAGTAGCTTTAGGGGAAAGGTATCTATTGGTAATACCACAGCATCTCCAGAAAGAGATTTAGATGTAAATGGTCCTACAATTTTTAGGGACTATGTAGATGTTAACAATTTTGTTTCTGCTGGAGAATACTATGGTCCATTGAGGTTTGGAGAACCTGATGGTGGATTTAAACCTGGAGCAGTTGAAATTGAGATTGACGATTTTACCAAAAATTCTATCAATGATATAAACTTTATTCTTGGTAAACTAGTTCCAAAACCACCAGCAACAGTTTTAAATGCACCTTTGGATCTGGTTGGACTTGGAGTTGCAAGACTTTGTTCTGGATTTGCGTTTACAAATAATACTGTTGGTGTTTTTTCTCCTTCTGCTGGAACACAATACCCAAGAAATACCAGCAACTCAGTTACCTCTACTTGGTTAACTGAGTATGGTCCTGGAGATCAAGGCAATGTAAATGCAATGATCAACTTCAGTGTTGAGGGGCAAAGAATGATGACAAGTAACGATGTCATCAATCCAGACAATAGTATTACTAACGATGCTACTAGTGATGATGGAGTTTATGGTGCATTAGAAATCTTAAATGATAAAGATGCATTCTTCTCATCTAGAAATACTGGTATTGCATCGGATTTTTATGAGGTTTATGATTCTAGAATATTAAATGCCAATTCACCCAATGGCTTTAATATGGCATATATTCAACATCAGGTAGATACAAATATCTATGAGTCTGAAAAATATTTGTACTATGAAGATCCGAGTGCAGTATCTGCACCAGTCCTAATCTCAACAACTCCAATAACTCCACCTTCACCAACATTTAATTATTCTTCTGGAATTCCTCATTATACACAAGCATCTAACAATGCATTCTTTTATGAGATCATTTGCCAGAATGCAACTGGTGATATGTATTCTAACAATACATTCTTAACTTCTTCTGGACAAACTACAGGATTCCAGAATGGTGGTAATAAATCTTATACAGATTTTACTAATGGAGTTAATCCACCAGTAAGAAATTTTGGAGTTGGTGTTGGAGTTACTTGTACAGTTTCACAGACACCTAGAGATCTTCATATTAGAGTAACTGCAGATAACCAAAAGTTTTCAAACTATACTGCATCAACTCCTTATGGATCTGATGTTGTACGTGCGACTATACCACAAATTGTAAATATTATGGGTACAACTGCTAGAACAAATGTGATTGATGAAGATAATATTTTAGTTCAAACTTTGGGAACTGGATCTGGAAATGCAGTTAGAGTAAATGCTGGATCTGCTGGGGATAATCCAACTCCTGTTTATACCACTTGGGTTGCTTCTAATACTATGCCAACCTACGAAGCTGTTGTTGTTGGTGGAGACTTGAAGCATGACCAAACAAATTATTCCACAGGTCATCTTCCAGTTGGACCAGATTACTCTGTAGGTAGAACAGGATCACAATATTTTCAAATGCAGTTTATAAGATCTAATGTCTCTGAGTTTGAAATTGTAGTTAATGGTTCTTATACAGGATGTTGGATTTGTATGCCTGATAATCCTGCATGGACTTCATCTTTATCTGGTACTAATGGTTGGGCAGATATGTTCCAAGCATACCGTGGTTCTGGTATTCCAACAACTGCTCTTCCTGGAGCAGCATTTGCTGGTAATATGACAGGATCTACAGGAACCTTTACTGCAGTATTTGGAACTGAGTCATCGTCAAATGATGCTAACAATAGAATTCTAGTTAGATTTAAATTGAATTCTGGAAATCAGATCAACACTTTGTCATTTAGAAATACCTAATACTAAGATCTAAAAGAAATGGCAATTTCAATCCAACAAAAGGTTGACTACCTTTTAAAAAAGTTAGGTTATTCCTCATCAAAGACAGGAATTGCTGAAGATTCTAGTATTTCAGGAACAAAGAAGGCACCATTTGCTGAGGCACTTCCATCACCTTTAATCATATCAAATAATGGATTGTGGTTTGAGTCTGGATTAATACCAGTTACTCCTCCAACAACAGACTTAATTATCATTCCTGACGATTGGAGATATCCATCATACAAATTGATAGAAGTTTATGGGCAGACAAATGCATTTAGAATGACAGAAGATAATACGGTTGGTGGTAGAAGAAGTTTTATTGCAAGATCTGTATATGGTGATAATAGTTCTATCAATGTTATTAATTGGATAGACACACAATACGGACCAGATTATATCGTAGAGGTTTATGCTGGAGACCCAAATGCTGGGGGCATTAAACTTTCTGCAGGTGGTAGTGGAAGTAATGATGAATGGTTCTTTGACTATTCTTCTGGTGTTTTAAATTTCTCAGGTGATAATGTTCCTGGATTAATATCTGGTGGGTCTGATGTTTACATAAAAGGATGGAGATATGTTGGTGGTATCGGAGCGTTAACAGATTTTGATGGTGGAAGCTACTGAATTCGATAAATAGTTCAAAAATCTAATCATAGTACAATGACAGCAGGTTCGGCTTCCATAGTTAATCTAGTCATAGAAAAAGGAACTGATTTTGAATCTTCCTTCTTTTTAACAGGCGATGATGGAGGTCCATTGAACCTCTTATATTCTAATGCAATAGCAATATTAAAAAAACATCCATCTTCTCCCAAAGAGTATCCATTTAAGGTTGGAATTACTACTGCAGACTCTGAAGTTAATATATCTATGGGGAGAACAATGACTTCTACTCTACCTTCTGGTAGAAATCAATTTGATATTTTTATTGAAAATACTGAATTAGATTTTGTTGTTAGGGTTATCACTGGAACTGTAATTGTGGAGGACACGACCAGATGAGTAATAGAATCCTAGGATCAATTAGTTATGGAGTAACGGTAGGAGCAAAGACCACAAGAAAGTACAATGTCACAACAAGATCAGGAATAATTATGGCTAGAAAATTAGCAGATCTTCAAGACGTTGATTTGTCAAATCAGAGTGATCAGTATGTATTAATGTATGACTCTGCAACAGCGACATATAAGTCTGTTAACCCAGACCAAGTATTATCTTCTGCAGTTATATCTGAACCAAATCAACCTGGATTGCCACAAGAGGTTATTGATTACTTCAGTAATGTAGTCTCTCCACAATTCAGAAATCTTTCTGATGTTGATTCTACTAATGAGCAAAATAACTACATTATTATATACGATGCATCTACTGGCAAGTATACTGTTAAGAATCCAGATGAAGTTCTTAGAGCATCTGTCACAGATCCTATTGAGCCTGGTCTTCCAGATGAGCTTCTTGATCAACTTGATGTTGATCTTGATAATAGAATCGACTTTGACGGTGGAGAATATTGATTTAGAAATATACTTTCGATAAATAATAATACAAAACCCGTAAGATTCCAACAATGGCAAAATATTTAAGCCCAACTCAGAGGGAATTGACTATCGGTATAGAAGATTATACCGATAATGAAACAGTTTTGACAGTTATTGGTAATGCTAATATTACAGGAGACCTCTTAATTGATGGTGGTAGATTCCTAGTAGATTCTGAGACCTTTACACTTAGAGACCCTCTGATTGAGCTTGGTCTTGTAGATGATCCCGAAACTGGTGAGTTAGTTCCACCATCTCAAGATTTAGGTAATGATGTTGGTGTTGTTCTGAACTACTTTGATACTGCTACCAATGCATCAGAGAAAGCAGTAATGTATTATGATAATGATGATGACAGAATGAAGTTCGTTCAGCGTGCGGAGCTAGACGGCAACAGTGTTATTCCTGAAGCATACGCTGCTATTGAAGCAGGTGCTCTTTGGATTAATGACTGTGCTGGAAAGTCTCAAGTTATTGATTGTGTAAATGAAGAGAGACTGCTAACAAATATCACACTAGATTGTGGCGTATATGGCGCTTGAGTCGTCTTTATTATAAATAAAATTAACAAAAACAACTTTCTGCAATTGGGTTAATGGCAAATCCTAAGATTAGATTTAAAAGATCTTCTGTACCAAACAAAATACCGTCAGTTTCTGACCTTCCATTAGGTGAAATCGCCATCAACACTAATGATGGCGAGATTTACATTGCTAGAGAACGTCCTGGCATTGGAACGGACATCGTTAGAGTCGGTGCTGGAGCAACGGTAATAAATGTCCTATATGTAACGCAAGATGGTAACGACAACAACACAGGTAAGAAACTCGGAGACGCAAAAAGAACCATTAAAGCTGCCGTCGCAGAGTCTGTCCCAGGAACAGTTATTAAAATTAGTGCTGGAGTTTATCTAGAAGATAACCCAATCGTACTTCCCGATAACGTATCAGTCGTTGGAGACTCACTTCGTGAAGTTACGGTTACTCCAAAAAATCAAGGAGACTTGTTCTGGTTAGACAATGGATGCTACATTGCAGAAATGTCATTCATTGGACCTGAGCAAAAGTCTAATGGTGCTATTGTTACATTTAACCCAGAAGTTGTTCCTTATATTGATCAGTCGCCATATATTCAAAACTGCACCAACTTTATTCCAGGCACAATTGGTCTGAATATTGATGGTGAATATGCTATTGGACCTATTAAGTCCATGGTTCTTGACTCCTATACCCAGATTAACCCAGGTGGTTTAGGCGCTAAGATCTTCAACGAAGCATTCGCTCAGTTGGTGTCCATGTTCACCATCTGTTCAGATACTGCAATTCTCTGTCAGTCAGGTGGTGCTTGCGACCTAACCAACTCCAACTCATCGTTCGGTAACTTCGGTCTTGTTGCTGATGGCGTTGGACCTCTGAAGTATGTTGGTATCGTATCAGCTGCAGCTGGAGTTGATGCATCTGTCTTTAAGATTAAAGTTGATGCAAACGCTCCTGTAATGAATGTCGTTGATGCTAAGTACGACTTTAGAACAGGTATTGGTACATTTGTTCTCGATAGAGAGCATAAGTTAAGCGTTGGTATGGGAGTTACCATCGCTGGTCTTGGATTCACATGTGATTCTGATGGTGGAGCTACTCAACTTGAGTATCCAACTGGTAACTATGGATACATTTTTGAGACAAGAACAGTTGCTCCTGGTAGATATGTAGATGCTAGTGAGTCGATTGAAGCAAATAGAACTGAGATTCTTGATAAGTCTCTTGCTTCTATTGCATTCAAGCACCCTGATTTCTACTTCCCAGGTGAAGCACAAACTAATGCTTCCTCAAGATTCTACGATTCATATCGTCTGATTCAACAGAACAAGCAGGAAATTGTTGATAGATCACTTGCTGAGATCTCTGTAAATCATCCAGACTTCTACTTCCCTAATGATCTTCAGACAAATGCAAGATCAAGATTCTTTGATTCTTATCGTCTGATCCAACAGAACAAGCAGGAAATCATTGATAGATCACTTGCTTCTATCTCATTAGAGAATCCTGACTTCTACTTCCCAGATTCTAGCAGAAATAGATTTAAAGATTCATATAATCTTGTTAATGCTAATAGAGACGAACTTATTGATAAGTCTCTTGCTACTATTTCTCTGTATCACCCAGACTTCTTCTTCCCAGATGATCCAGAAACAAACGAAAGATCAAGATTCTTTGATTCATATCGTTTGATTCTCGATAACAAGCAGGAAATTGTTGATAAGGCACTTGCAGGAATCTCCTTCAAGTATGATATGTTCGATTATTTCCTCTTCCCAGGAGATACTGAGACCACATCAAGATCAAGATTCTATGATTCTTATCGTTTAATCCAGCAGAACAAGCAAGAAATCGTTGATAAGTCTCTTGCTTCTGTAGCATTAAACTATGATCAGTTCTACTTCCCAGGAGATCTTGAAACCAATGCACGTTCAAGATTCGCTGATTCTTATCGTCTGATTCAACAGAACAAGCAGGAGATCATTGATAAGTCTCTCGGTGCTATTGCTATTGATCACCCAGACTTCTACTTCCCTGGTGATGACCAGACAACAGGTAGATCAAGATTCTATGATTCATATCGTCTGATTCAGCAGAACAGACAGGAAATTGTTGATAAGTCCCTGGCAGCAATTGCACTTGATTATCACGTCAGTGCTGGTGTCGGTAAGACATTTGCATTCCCAGGTGATGAGTACACCAACGCAAGATCAAGATTCTTTGACTCCTATCGTCTGATCCAGACAAATAGAAGAGAACTGATTGATAGATCAATTGGTAACATTGTTGTTAACTATGATCAATATCCAACTGATTGGGTATTCCCTGGTGACGATGTAACTAATGCAAGATCCAGATATTATGATTCATATCGTCTGATTCAAAAGAATAAGACTGATATTGTTAACGCTGCTTGGCTTGCAACAAGAAACCAGTATCCTGCAATTCTCTCAACTGAGACTAAGTGTAAGAGAGACCTTGGATACTTCGTTGATGCAGTATCACTCGACGTTTTAACTGGTGGTAACTCATACTCACAAGACTTCACACTTCAATACTTCGCAAATAATCAGCTGATTACAAATGGTATTGATGGTGAGGAAGTACAATCTATCTACGCCTTCAATCAAGCGCGTGATAAGATGTATGAGGCAATCACAAATAACCTCTCATATACTGATGCTGGAATCACTACAGCACCTGGCGCTTCTTCAAATAGCGACTCTGCTGCATGTCAAGATGTTCAAGACACAATTGCAACTCTGGTATTAATCATTACTGAGGCAATTGCTAATGAGCAAACAGGTTCGTTTGCAGCAACAAGAAACGTAGGTTACTTTGCTCAAGCAGGAATTGGAACTACCAGCACCCCTGGTGGATTCAAGTGTGCAAGAGACATTGGATACTTTATCGATTCTGTCTCAACTGACGTATTCACTGGAGGTAACGTTTACTCTAGAGAGTTTATCCTTGAGTATTTTGATGACGGAACTGGTCAACCAATTGGTGAAGGTCTCTATGAAGAAGAGCTTCAGTCACTGTATGGATTCATCGGCGCTGGTGAGTTCATGAAGGATGCGATCACCAACCAACTGTATACAAAGAACCTTGGAATCTCCTCTGGTCCTGCTGTTTACAATGGTCCTGGTATTGCATATACTGTATACCAATCTGGTAATGCTGATGCATGTCAAGATGTTCAGGATACAATCGACACTCTCGTAGGAATTGTTACTTCTGTTGTTGGTCTCGGAACTACTGCAACCGCTGGTGATGTAACCGCAACCATTAACCAAGGATACTTTGTTGCTTCTGATGCTGGTACTCCAGTTGTTGGATTCGGAACAACTTCATCCCCAGGTGGATTCAAGTGTGCTAGAGATACTGGATTCTTTATCGATGCTATCTCGATTGACCTCTTTACCGCAGGTAACTACTACTCTGATGGATTTGCACTCCAATACTTCGATAACGCTGCTCCAATCATTAATGGTCTCCTCGGTGAGGAAGGTCCATCAATCGTAGCGTTTGAAGCTGCTGGTGAGTACATGAAGGATGCAATCACCAACCAACTCTTTAATAAGGATGTTGGAATCTCTTCTGGTACTGCATACTTTGGTGTTGGTTCAACAAACATTCCTGTACTAAGATCTGGTAATGAAAATGCATGTCTAGATGTACAAGATAACATCGATTCCTTGGTCGGTATCGTCACTGTTGCTGTAGGTCTTGGAACAACAGGTCAACTTCCAACTACTACAGGTGCTCTTGATCTTGGAGAGTTTAATCAATCTTTAGGAATCAGCACATTCTCCCCAGGTGGATTTACTTGTGGTAGAGACATTAGATTCCTTGTTGATGCAATCTCCACTGACCTGTTCACTGGTGGTAATGCATACGCTGCAGGATTCTTACGTAACCAGTTCAAGGCTGCTGCAGGTTGGAAACCAACCGATGCTACTTATGATCCAGCAACTGGAGACTTCACTGCAATCATCGGAGCTGGTCACCCACTCCAAACCAATGATGTTATCTATCTTGACAAGGAAGGATTCACCTTCACTTGTGCAATGGATGGTAATAAGACAGAGCACTCTCTGCCAACCATTGGTCAATTAGCTTACACCAATGGATTAACAATCACTGGAACAAGCGCAACTTCATTCACAGTTAATGTTGGTGCTTCTGGTACTGACTGGTCATTCAACCCAACTGCTGCTACTTATGATCCAGCAACAGGTGACTTTACAGTTACTGTTGGTGAGCACTCACTGAGTGTTGGAGAGGGTGTTATCATCGAGGATAATTCCTTCACATTTAGTTGTGCAATGGATGGATTCCAAGCACAGAAGACTTATCCACGTCCTGGAATTGATCCATTTGCAGGTAGATCAGTTAAGATTACTTCAGTAACTTCGGATACTTTAACAGTTAACGTTGGTGCTTCTGGTCCTAACAAGTACTTTACTCCAACTGCTGCTGATTATAATGCAGCGACTGGTGATTTAACAGTTACTGTTGGTCAGCATGGTCTTGGAGTTGGACGTGGAGTTATCCTTGAGGATAATTCATTCGTCTTTACTTGCGACCAAGATGGTAATGCTACTCAGCATTCATATCCACGTTCAACTGATCCAATCTCTGGAGTATCTACATCAATTACTGCTGTTGGAATGTCTACCCACACAGTAACTAACGCAACATATGATGCTGCATCTGGTGATGTAGTACTTACAGTTGCATCTCATGGATTCACTAAAGGAGATTATATCAAACTTGACGATGCTTCTTTGACCTTCACATGTGTACTTGATGATAATACAGTATCTAAAGCATATCCTCGCGCTGGATATGATTATGCATCTGGTCGTTGGTTAGAAATCTCTGAAGTAACTCCAAATACATTTAAGATCAACATTGGCGCATCTTCTTACACTGGTGCTCACACCTTCGTAAGTGCAACTGCTAATGGACTTAAGAAGCAGACAGGAACATTTACAATTAATGTTGGTGATGCAGGAATCGCTGCTGGATCTGTTCACACCTTTGTTTACGCAGAGGGTAACGCTATCCGTCACGAGCCACAAACAACACATCAATTCGTAAGTGCAGATGCAGGTGCTGTTAAGCATCTTCCTCAGTCCGCTCACACATTTGTAAGAGCAACTACTGATTCAGTCAAGTCTTACGAACCAGCATATCGTGGATGGATTACAAGTGGACTTGCTGGCGAAGAAGCTCCTTCGAACAGTGCATTTATCGCTGCTGGTGGACTTATTAAGAAGGCATTGACCAACCAACTCTATAGAAAGGATGTTGGAATCTCTTCTGGTGCTGCTACTTATGGTGGCGCAGGTGGAGACATCCCTGTTCTTCCTTCTGGAAATATCAACTCCTGTCAAGATGTTCAGGATAACGTTGATACCCTGGTTGGAATCGTTACTGCTGTAGTTGGACTTGGAACAACCGCAACATTTGCAGATGCTCCAACATCAATCAACTCTGGTTACTATGATGTAACCGCAGGTATCGGAACAACTTCATCCCCAGGTGGATTCAAGTGTGCTAGAGACCTCGGATTCCTTGTTGATGCAGTCTCAACTGATATTCACGCAGGTGGTAACACATATACTAGAGACTTCTCACTCCTTTACTTCGATGGTGCTGGTAACCCAATCTCCAATGGTCTTGTAGGCGAAGAAGCACAATCACTGATTGCCTTCGAATCTGCCTCTGGATACATGAAGCAGGCAATTACCAACCAACTGAATGCTAAGGATGTTGGAATCTCCTCTGGTAAGGCAGCATTTAATGGTCCTGGCGGTAATATTCCTGTTCTCCTCTCAGGTAATGCTGAGGCTTGTACTGATGTACAGGCAGCAATTGAGAACCTTGTAGGTATTGCAACCGTTGCAGTTGGACTTGGAACAACCACTTCACTTCCTGCTGAAACTAAGGGTAACTTCCTTATCAACACTGATCCATTCACTAAGTTAACTATTCAAAATACTGCTGGATTTGGTAATACAACTCCAGGTGGTGTTAAGTGTGCTAGAGACGTTGGATACCTTGTTGACGCGCTCGCGATCGACGTATTCACAGGTGGCAACAGCTACTCCAGAGACTTCACACTGTTCTACTTCGATGGTGCTGGTAACCCAACTACAAATGGTTTACTTGGTGAAGAAGCTCCTTCTATCGTTGCATTTGACTTTGTTGCAGATCTCGCTAAGAAGGCAGTTACTAACCAACTCAACCGTAAGGATGTTGGAATCTCCTCTGGTCCTGCTACCTACGTTGGTGGTGGTACTTCAGAAGCAGTTCTTCCTTCTGGAAATGCAAATGCATGTCAAGATGTTCAGGATAATATCGACACTATCGTTGGTATTGTTACAGTCGCGATCGGTGCAGGTGCTACAACTGGATTACCAACTCTGAATGAAGGTTACTTCAATCAGGCAGGTATCGGAACAACTTCATCCCCAGGTGGATTCAAGTGTGCTAGAGACCTTGGTTACCTTGCTGACGCGGTTGCTGGAGACCTTTACACTGGTGGTAACAAGAACATTGTTGGATTCGCCCTCTCCTACTTCGATGGAGCAGGTAACCCAATCACCAACGGACTCCTTGGTGAAGAATCTGAATCTGTAACTGCATTCACTGCATTCGGAGATCTCTCAAGAGCAGCAGTTACCAACCAACTTAATGCTCAAGATTTGACACTCTCGCCTGATTGGGTAACTGGAGACAACAGAAATCCTGATTCTTGTGCAGATGTACAAAACTTCATTGAGAACCTTGTAGGCATCGCAACTGTCGCTGTCGGACTTGGAACAACAACTTCACTCCCAGTTGTTAATAAGGGATTTGATGAAAGAGATGATGAGCAGTATAGATACTTCGATTCTTACCGCCTGATTCAACAGAACAGACAGGAAGTAATTGATAGATCTATCGGTTCTATCGCTCAAGGATATGATGCATATGATACATTCTTCTTCCCAGGTGATCTGGAAGAAAATGCAAGATCTAGATTCTATGATGCATACAGAATGATCCAACTGAATAAGGATGTAATTGTTGGACTTGCATTTACAGATGCTGTAAACAATCCAAACTTCAATGCATTCAACTTCAGTGCAGTCGAAGATAAGTGTAAGAGAGACACAGGATTCTTCATCGATGCTATCTCCCTTGACGTACTTATTGGTGCTAACAAGTATGCTACAGAGTTTACTCTCCAATACTTTGATGGTGCTGGTAACCCAATCACTGGTGGATTAGTTGGTGAAGAAGATGAGTCAATCTTCGTCTTCCAAGCAGCAGCTAAGTACATGAAGAACGCACTTACCAACAACTTGGTTGGTGCAGCATACTCTGATCTTACCGTCTCCGCAGGTGGAACATACTTCGGAGTTGGATCTGATGTAACTAACACTGATCCTACCGCATGTCTTGACATTCAAGACCAAGTTGATACATTGACTGGCATTGTTACAGCAACTGTTGCTGCAGGAAATACCACTGGTCTTCCAACTATCACTGGCGGTATCTTTGATCAGAGCGTCTCTGCTGGCGCTACAACCCCAGGTGGTTATAAGTGTGCAAGAGACATTGGATTCTTCGTTGATGCGGTCTCAACTGACGTATTCATCGCTGGTAACAAGTACTCTCAAGAGTTTACTCTCCAATACTTCAATGAGTCTGGAGCAGTTTACATCGACGGTGGAGAAGTTGCTCCAACTGTTGTTGGTCTTGGCGGTGCTGGTGAGTTCATGAAGGATGCTCTCACTAACCAACTCTATAGAAAGGATGTTGGAATCTCTTCTGGTCCTGCTACTTATGGTGGACCTGGAGTTGCACATACCGTATTCATCTCTGGTAACGCTCTCGCATGTCAGGATGTTCAGGATAACGTTGATACTCTGGTTGGCATTGTAACAGTCGCACTTGGCGCTGGAACAACTGCTTCGCTCTCGGGTCTCACATACAACACTGGTATCTTTGATAGAGCAAGTGGAATCGGAAGCACTGAGAACCCAGGTGGTTACAAGTGTGCAAGAGACCTTGGATTCCTCATCGACGCAGTTGCAACTGACGTATTCAGTGGCGGTAATATCTACTCCAGAGGATTCTCTGAGCAGTATTACTACGCAGACGGAACCAAGATCAGAGGTGGTCTAGAAGGTGAAGAAGTACCTTCACTGACAGCATTCAGATACTCTGGTGAGTTCATGAAGGATGCTATCACTAACCAACTCTATCGTAAGGATCTGACATTATCAACTGGTCCTGCAAACTATGGTGGCGTTGGAATCGTTACCTACACTGCTTCTGGTAACGAAAATACCTGTCAGGATGTCCAAGGTAACATTGATAACTTGGTTGGAATCATCACAACAGTCATCGGAGCTGGTAACACCTCTGACCTGTACGATGGAACAATCGGAGTTACTGAAGGTTACTTCACACTCAACCTCGGTGAGTTTGGACAAACTGTTGGATTCGGAACAACCGCAGGTGATCTGGTCGGACTCGGAACTACTTCTTCCCCAGGTGGTTACAAGTGTGCAAGAGATATTGGATACCTTGTTGATGCTGTTGCAACTGACGTATTCGTTGGTGGTAACACTTACTCCAAGGACTTCGCAAGACAATACTTCGATGGAAACGGAAGACCAATTACTCCTGGTCTAAACGCAGAGAAGACAGAATCTGTAACGGCATTTATCGCTGCTGGCGATCTAATGGCGAAGGCAGTATCTAACCAACTCTACGCGAAGGATCTAACACTAACATTCGGACCTGAAGTTTACGGATCTGGTGGTTACACAGTTGTTTATACAAGATCGGGTAATCCTGATGCATGTCAAGATGTACAAGACTTCATCTCTAACAGAATCGGAATCATTACCGAGTCTATTGGAATTGGTACTCTTACAACTCTAGACAACTACGTAGATAATCCAGGATCGTTCCTTGATCAAGAGAATAAGTGCAGAAGAGATATCGGATACTTTGTAACATCTGTTCGCGATGACCTAGAAAATTCAACTAACGCGAATACAATCGCTGCGGTTAATTACTACTTCGATGAAGAAGGTGAACCACTTGCTAAGGGTCTACTTGGTGAAGAAGTTGAAACTGTAACTGCGTTCCGCGCATCTGCAGACTACATGCAGTTGGCAATCAATAACCAACTCAACAATAAGAACTTCGATCTCCTTGATGACGCAGCATACGGTTCAAACAATACTCCTGAGGCATGTCAGAATGTTCAGGATACAATTGATAACCTGATCGGAATTGCTACTGACGCGATCCTGAAGGGTGAACCATCACCAGTTAGAATCTCTGCAGCGTCTACATTCTTTACCGCTAACGTTGGTAAGGGACCATTCGCTCACTACTATACTCCAGGTTCTGGTGGTACTGTTCAAATCAATGCCCAGAGACCATTTGACGGTCAGGTAGCAGTCTTTGATAAGTTATATTATCAACTTGATAAGATCCAAGTTACCAACGGTGGTAGCGGTTATACCGAGACTCCTGAGGTAACAATTGCGGATCCAACAACTGAGTGGGGTGTTCCCGCGCAGGCGATTGCAACCGTTGAAAACGGTTCAGTCATCTCTGTTGAGGTTGTATCCAGTGGTAGAGGATTCGTTGTTCCTCCTGCAGTAAGCATCGCTGCTCCACAAGGAGCTGGTGGTGTCCAGGCAAGAATTGTTCCTTCTATCTATCCTTCATACTTCACAGTATCGAAGGCAACATTACCCGATAAGGTAACTGGAATCTCTACCGTCACATTTGACACCCAGGTTCCATATGATGTTGGAGTTGGAATGGATGTTTACTTCTATAAGCAGTCCAGAGTTCTTGCTTCATCACACGCATTTGAATACATTGGTTCTGGAATCAATGTCAAGACAGCATTACCACAAAATGGAGGAGTTACAATCCCAGAAAATGAAACCGTGAATCTGAATGGTGGTCTGGTGGTCTTCACCAGTACTGACCAGTCAGGTAACTTCAAGATCGGTGATGGACTGATTATTAACCAAAACACAGGAACAATCTCTGGAACGTCATATTCTAAGTCGTTGTTCTCCACCCTAACCCCATTCATTCTCGCACTCGGAGGAGAGTAATCCATGGCACTAGCCCTTAACGTATTCAAAACGATTACGAACGTTGTATCTCAGTCTCCAGTAGGAATCTATACAGCTCCCGTGGGATACACGGGGGTTCTCCTCCTGGCACAAGCATCAAATATCGGAGCGTCTAGTCAAGACATTAGCGTATCCCACAGAAGAACAAAAGCAGGTATTGCAGTGACAACAGAACTGTTTAATCAGTTCCCAATTCCTGGTAATGATTCCGCTAACCTGCTTGCAGGTAAGTTGGTTATGGAACAAGGCGATACACTTATGGTAAAAGGAAGTACAAATACAGATCTAAAATTGATTGTATCTGTTCTAGAAACACTCAACTGATTTAAAAATAATACAATTAAATCAATAATAAATAGGTGTATATACTACACCTATTTTTTTATGGCTAGGCAAAAGGGAGATGAATTTTCATATATCTCTGAAGACGACTATAAAACGTTGATAACTGTATATCAACAAAAAACATTTAAACTTTTTAATGAGAATATCTCTCTTGAAGCTAAGGTAGCAACTTTAAATTCATTAGTAGAATCTTTAAAAAATACGGTTCAAGACTTAACTGAATTATCAAAACAGCAGCAAGAAAAGGCAGCAAGAAGTTCTAGAAGATCCAGCAAAAAAGCAAAAGTTCAAGAAGAAGAAATTATTGAAGATGCTGGAGAATATGGAGATGAAGAAACTTTTAATTGAATAAATACTATATAAAGTTCTGTTATATAACAGAATCTACGGTATATACCACTCATGCATCAGGTTGATAAATGTCAAAATTTTTAAGCGAACGCAAGAAAAATCTTAGAATAGGTATAGCTTCTTATACCGACGACTCAACAGTACTTGAAGTAACTGGACGGGTCGGAATTGGCACAACCTATGCATCAGCGGAGTTATCTGTACAAGGAGATGCGACAATATCTGGGGTCCTAACCGCCTCAGATATTGTTGTATCTAATGATCTTGAAGTAGTTGGAGTAGTTACTGCAACCGAATATTATGGTGATGGATCAAAATTAAAAAATCTAATTACCGATAAATTATCAGATCCTCAAGGAACTGCACCACAATTTATTGGATTTGTAACTGCAACAACAGGCGTTGTTACATCATTTGCTTCTAATGAAGATTTTGTATTCGTTCCTCAAACAAAGAGTGTTGGTATTGGTTTAACCAATCCAGATGCAGATAAGAAATTAACCGTAGATGGTGATGTTAGAGTTACTGGATTTGTAACTGCATCGGAATTTTTTGGTGATCAAGTTATTGGAACCCCATCTGCTGGTTTCTTACCTGGAGCAGTTGGAATTGAGACTGGAGATTATACCAAAGACTCTGTGAATGAAATTAATTTTATTCTAGGGAAATTGGTTCCAAAACCACCAGCAACTATTTTAAATGAACCATTCTCTTTGACTGGGTTGACTGGTGTTGGAAGATTGTGTTCAGGATTTAATCCTACTAACAATACTGATGGTGATTTGACGCCATCAGCAGGTACACAATATAGTAGAAATACTGATAATACCGTTACTTCAAATTATATTACAGAATATGGTCCAGGAGATGCTGGAACAGTTACTGGATTTGTAAATGCTGTTGGAGTTGGTACTACAGATTTATCCATTGGATCTAATGATGGCATCTATGGTTCCTTGCAAATTGCAAACAATAAAGATGCATTCTTCTCATCAAGAAATCCAGGGATTAACTCTGAATTTTATGAAGTTTATGATGCCAGATTGATTAATGCTCCATGTCCTGATGGATTTAATAAAGCATTCATTCAACAGTTTGCATATACTACCCAGCAGGCATATTGGTATGAGGATGGAAGTACAGTCACTGCACCTGTTTTAAGTGTTACTACTCCAGTAACACCACCTTCACCAACTTTGAATTATTCTTCTGGTGTACCACATTACACACAAGATTCTAGCAATGCATTTACTTATGTAATAACTTGTGAGAATGCTACGGGTGATATGTACACTCAGAATACCTTTCTGACATCTAGTGGTCAAACTACTGGATTTCAAAATGGTGGAAGTAAAAGTTATACTAATTTTGATGGAGGTGTTAATCCACCAGTTCAGAATTATGGTGTAGGTACTGGCGTAACATGTTTAGTTTCTCAAACACCTAGAGATCTTCATCAAACAGTTAATACTGATGCTACTAGATTCTCTACCTACACTGCAACAACTCCTTATGGGTCAGATACAGTAAGAGCAACTATAACTCCTGCAGTCAATATGATGGGAACAACTGCAAGGACTAATATTATTGATGAAGATAACATTGCAGTTAATAGTTTAGGAACTGGTTCTGGAAATGCTGTTAGAGTGAACGCTGGATCTAGTGCAGATAATCCCACACCAGTTTACACATCATTTAGTGCTTCTACTACTGCAGCAGCATATGAATCTATTGTTAGAGGAGGTGCTTTGAGGCATGATCAAACAGATTATTCTAGTGGATCTTGGTTACCAGTAGGACCAGATTATTCTTCTGGTAGAACTGGAGCACAATATTTCCAATTGCAATTTATAAGATCTCAGGTATCTGAATTTAGAATAGCAGTTAGTGGATCGTATGCAGGATGTTGGGTATGTATGCCCGACAATTCTACATGGACTTCATCTTTATCTGGTACTAATGGTTGGGCAGACATGTTCCAAGCATATAGAGGTGCTGGTGTACCAACATCAGCAGAACCAGGATGTTCTTCGGGTGGTGCAATGAATGGTTCTGGCGGAACATTTACATGTGTATTTGGTACAGAATCTTCATCTAATGACTCAAACAATCGCATTTTGATTCGTTGGAGATTGAACTCTGGGCAGTCAATTACTGCCATGTCATTCACGTCTACATAAGGTAAGGGGAAGTAAGATCTGTGGCAGCATCTCAAGAACAAAAGCTAGATTTTCTATTAAAGAAGATAGGTTATACCGCATCCAAAACTGGTATAGCTGAGGACTCTACTTTATCAGGCACCAAAAAAGCACCATTTGCGGAAGCTATTCCTTCGCCACTGGTAATTCGTTCTGATCTTATTTGGTCAGAGAGTGGAGATATTCCAGGAACTCCACCTTCAGCAACTAGTTCTATTGTACAGGTATATGGAACAGCAAGTGCTTTAAGATTAACGGCAGACCCCACTGTTAGTGGTAATAGAGCATTTTTATGTAGAGCAACGTATAATAATAACAGTTCAACACTTCTGGGTGATTGGATTGATCCTAGCTTTGGTCCAGATTACATTGTTAAAGTTTATAGAGGTGATCCTGCTTCTGGTGGTGTGCAGCTATCTGCAGCTGGTGCTGGATCAAATGATACTTGGTTCTTTGATTATGCTGCAGGTGTACTTAACTTCAATGGAACTGTAGTCCCTTCTGGAGTAAACTCTGGAAATGTTTACCTTGTTGCTTATAGGTACAAGGGACCAAAGGGTGTTGTTACCCAAGGATCATCTCCATCTTTTGATAATATTATTTCTGGTATTCTAACTGCAGATGCATTCTATACTGGATTTGATACAAATAGTTCATTAGCACTTACTGGTGATAAAATTTTAGGTCCAGCATCAATTAGTATTGTACCATTCCAAGATGGTGTTGTATTCATTGAGGGTGACCTTCAAATCAAAGGAACTCCGATTGGATTTAGTAGTAGTCAAATTACATTCTTCGATAATGATGTTGTTCTTGGAACAGATTCTATTATCTTTAATGCTAATGAGACATTAGAATCTAATCTTGACGGATCTGTTATTGGTATTGGTTCTACATCAGTAAGAAAATCAATAAAATACAAATTCAGTATTGATGCTTGGCAATCTAGTGTGAACTTTGGTGTTCATGAACCAGATGGAGCATACTATGTTGCTGAAAATGAAGTATTAAATGCAACTACGCTTGGATTAGGAATTACAAATTCAAATCTTAGATCTGCAAATCCTGGATTTATTAATGATAGGGTACAAACTCAGGCACAACCAGAGGATTTTATTCTCTTCTATGATCAGACTGATGGTTTATTAAAGAAAGATACAATTTTGAGTGCTGCTTTACAAGGTGCTCAAGGTCTGCAAGGTCTTCAGGGTCTTCAAGGTAACCAGGGCAACCAAGGTAATCAGGGTAATCAAGGTCTTCAAGGCAACCAAGGTCTACAAGGTTTACAGGGTTTACAAGGTCTTCAGGGTCTTCAAGGCAATCAAGGTCTGCAAGGTCTTCAGGGCAACCAAGGTCTTCAGGGTGTTGCTGGTCCAGTAGAAGGTGATCCATATCAGGTAATCTTCAAAAATGCATCTAATCTCCCACAAGGTTCTGATGATCTAAGATTTGATGCCAACAGTAATCTTTATGTTGCTGGTATTGTTACTGGTACATCATTTAAGACTGGAGCACTTGGACAAGCAATTATTGTAAATAGTGATTCTATCACTGGTCCATCAACAATTACCCTTGACCCAGCAGGTGTTGGTGATAACACAGGTATTGTTAGAATTAAAGGCAACCTAGTTGTTGATGGTGAAACAATCACAATTAGTACTGGTACTCTGGATATTCCAGACTTCAAGATTGGAATTGCAAAATCGGTAGGAGATAATGCTCTCCTAGATGGTGCTGGTATTGGTATCGGTTCAACATCAATTAGAAAAGATATTGTTTGGCAATCTGGAACAGCATCTATTTACATTACAGAAAATGTAAACGTTCCAAGTGGAAAAGTTTATAAAATTAATGGAAATACTGTATTAGAAGAAACAACTCTTGGTACAGGAGTTACAAATTCTTATCTTACTAATGTATCTCCAAATCTTATATTCCAAAAACCACAATTAACTGGAGATATTCAACAGTCAGATCTACTTCTTTTATATGATATTAGTGATTCTAGCTTAAAGAAAGCAACGATTACTGACGTATCTATTCAAGGTGTCCAAGGAACACAAGGTCGTCAAGGTAATCAGGGCAATCAAGGTAACCAGGGCAACCAGGGTAACCAAGGTAACCAAGGTAACCAAGGAAATCAGGGCAACCAAGGTTTACAAGGTCTACAAGGTAATCAGGGTAACCAGGGCAACCAAGGTAATCAGGGCAATCAGGGCAATCAAGGTAACCAGGGACTTCAAGGTGTAGGTTCTCAAGGTGTACAGGGTCTACAAGGTTTACAGGGTCTACAAGGTAACCAGGGATTACAGGGTGTAGGTGCTCAAGGTCTCCAGGGTAACCAAGGTCGTCAAGGCAACCAAGGTAACCAGGGTCTCCAAGGTAACCAAGGTAACCAAGGACTTCAAGGTCTTCAGGGTGGTATTGGTGATAGAGGAGGTATTCGTTATGAATGGGTTCAGAGTACAACAGATCAAGATCCTGGAAATGGTAATGTTGCATATAACAACTCGGCAATAAACTCAGTTACTCAAATTTATATTGATAACTTAGATGATCTTGGTAATAATCAGACTGCTTGGTATGATGTTTGGGATGATACTGAGAATCCAGATAGAGGATACTTATACTTTATCTCTGCGGATATTTTATCTGGAACTACAGTAAACATTTTTAGAATTAATGGTGTTAATCAAGTTGCATCTGGATACTATAAAATTTCAGTAGAGTATGTAACTGGTACATTACCTTCTAATGGTGACATTTTAACACTGTTCCATAGTAGAACTGGTATTCAAGGTTTACAAGGAAACCAGGGCAACCAAGGTAATCAAGGTAATCAAGGCAACCAAGGTAATCAAGGCAACCAGGGTCTCCAAGGTCTCCAAGGTCTTCAAGGTAACCAAGGCAACCAAGGTAATCAGGGTAACCAGGGTAACCAGGGCAATCAAGGTAATCAGGGTAACCAAGGTAACCAGGGTATGCTTGGAGACCGTGGTGGTATTCGTTATGACTTTGATTCTACTACCACAGCAGGTACGGGTGGACAAGGATCATTAAGGTATAACAATGCTACCGCAGCAAATATTACAGAATTATATTTTGATGATACAGATTCTTTTGGATCTGATCAAACTGGTTGGTACGATACATTTGACGATACTCAGTTAAATGCTGGACTAAATCGTGGATACCTCTATGTAACCTCGGCAGATTCTGGTGGTAATGTAACTTCTATATTCTATGTTGATGATGCTGTAATAGATAACACTACTTATTGGACTGTTCCTGTAACTTATGTAAGTGGTGATATTCCTTCAAATGGTCAAGAAGTAACGGTACTATTCACTAAGAGTGGAACTCAGGGTGTCCAAGGTAACCAGGGCAACCAAGGCAACCAAGGTAATCAGGGTAACCAAGGTAACCAAGGTAACCAGGGACTTCAAGGCAACCAAGGTAATCAGGGTAACCAAGGTAATCAAGGTAACCAAGGTAATCAGGGCAACCAGGGTAATCAAGGTTTACAAGGTCTCCAAGGTCTCCAAGGTCTACAGGGTAATCAAGGCAACCAAGGTAACCAGGGCAACCAGGGTAATCAAGGCAACCAAGGAAACCAGGGTAATCAAGGTTTACAAGGTAACCAGGGTATGCTTGGAGACCGTGGTGGTATTCCTTATAGATTTAATACTGCTACTGGATCTGGATCTTCAGGTGATGGAGATTTTAGATTTAATAATAGTACCATTGGTAGTGTAACTCAAATATATGTTGATGATAATGATATCTTTGGAGTAGATCACTCTGCTTGGGTTGCAAATTGGGATGATACTCAAGTTATTGCTGGAGAAGGTAGGGGATACATTTATATTACCTCAGCAGATTCTGCAACTAATGTTAGTGCAATATTTGAAGTAACTGGGGCAATAACAGACCAAACTGATTATCAGGAAATACCTGTTACTTATTTGAGTGGTAATATTCCTTCTAATGCACAAGATATAACCATCTTCTTTACAAAGACAGGTATTCAAGGTCTACAAGGTAACCAGGGTAACCAGGGTAATCAAGGCAACCAAGGAAACCAGGGTAACCAGGGTAACCAGGGCAACCAAGGATTACAGGGTCTCCAAGGTCTCCAAGGTCTTCAAGGTAACCAAGGCAACCAGGGTAACCAAGGTAATCAAGGATTGCAGGGTAACCAAGGTAACCAGGGCAACCAAGGTAATCAAGGTAACCAGGGTAATCAAGGTAATCAGGGACTTCAAGGAAACCAAGGTCTGCAGGGTATGCTTGGAGACCGTGGTGGTATTCCTTATGAGTTTGATACTACTACCGCAGCAGGTTCTGGTGGTCAAGGGGTATTAAGATTTGATAGTCCAGCTATTGCAAACGCAACTACACTTTATTTTGATGATACAGATCTATTTGGAATAGATCAAACCGCTTGGTATGATACTTGGGACGATACTCAAGTTAATGTTGGAGAGAATCGTGGATACATTTATATTACTACCTCAGATTCTTCTACAAACACAAGTATTATCTTTGAAGTAGATGGTTCTGTATCTGATAATGGTTCTTATTATAGTATTCCAGTAAACTATTTAACTGGATCTCTTCCTTCTAATGGACAAGAATTAACAGTATTCTTCACTAAAACAGGTACACAAGGTTTACAAGGTAACCAAGGTCTTAGTGGTAGAAATGCTGAAACTACTTATGTTTATACATTCAGTTCTTCAACAGGTGCAGCAAATCCTGGATCTGGAAGATTAAGATTTGATAATTTCTCAACTCAGTCTAGTGCAACTGAGTTGTACATTGCCAACACTGATAGTGGTGGAACTGATCTGTCAGACTTCCTTGCAGATATTGAGAACTATGGAATTCTAGAGAGACAAGCTCTTGTTAAGATTGTAGATCCTGTTGATGCATCCCAATATCATTTGTTTGTTGTTGGTAATACTCAATTACAAACTGGTGGTGCTACTGGATGGTTCTCATTTGACATTACCCAATTCTATGCATCTTCTGGAAACTTCTCTAATAACGATACAGTATTCATTAGCTTCTCGTTTATAGGACCTCAAGGTGTTCAAGGTAACCAAGGTCTCCAAGGACTCCAAGGTAACCAAGGTAATCAAGGTAACCAGGGCAACCAAGGTCTCCAAGGTAACCAGGGTAATCAAGGTAACCAGGGTAATCAAGGTAATCAAGGAAACCAGGGCAACCAAGGTCTCCAAGGTCTCCAAGGTCTGCAAGGTCTCCAGGGTAACCAAGGTAACCAGGGTAACCAAGGTAATCAAGGATTGCAGGGTAACCAAGGTAACCAGGGCAACCAAGGTAATCAAGGTAACCAGGGTAACCAAGGTAATCAAGGATTGCAGGGTAACCAAGGTAACCAGGGCAACCAAGGTAATCAAGGTAACCAGGGTAATCAAGGCAATCAAGGTCTACAGGGTAACTACGGCAACCGTGGTGGGGTTCCTTATATCTTCTCTACAACTACACAGAATGGAGATCCTGGTAATGGTAATTTTAGATATAATAATGCAACCATTGGTTCTGTAACCGAAATTTATATTGATAACTTAGATGACCTAGGTAATGATCAGACCGCTTGGTATGATGTTTGGGATGATACTCAACTAAATGCAGGTTTAAGTCGTGGTAATCTTGTAATAACATCTGCAGATAGTGCAGATACTAATGTAAATATCTTTAATGTTGTAGGAGCAGTTACAGCAGAGACTGGTTATTACAGAGTTCCTGTTGCATATGTATCTGGATCTTTACCAACCAACTCTGAAAAGTTAGTATTTAACTTTACAAGATCTGGTGTCCAAGGTGTTCAAGGTTTACAAGGTCTTCAAGGTCCAGATGGTGTAAGTTCTGGAGATACTTTTGAATACTTCTATTCAACAAGCACTACAGCCGCAGATCCTGGACAAGGATTTATAAGATTTGATAATAGTACAATTGAGAATAGTACAGAAATATACCTTGATCATAGAGATGAAAATGGATCAGATTTAAGTGACTTCTATTCATTCGTTGATCAATATGGATCTCCTGGAAATAAGGGATTTGTTAAGATTCAGTCTCAAACAAATGCAAATAACTTCTATATTTTTAGACTTGGTGGAGTTATTTTAGAGTCTGCTGGTGCTAATGGATGGAGTACATTAGATTTAACTTCAAATGTTAGTGCTGGTACTGGATTCTCTAATAATGAAGCAATATTCTTAAGTTTTGGTCTTGCTGGTATTCAAGGTACTCAAGGTAACCAAGGTAATCAGGGACTCCAAGGTAATCAAGGTAACCAAGGTAACCAGGGTAATCAAGGTAATCAGGGTAATCAAGGTAACCAGGGCAATCAAGGCAACCAGGGACTTCAGGGCAATCAAGGTAACCAGGGTAACCAAGGTAATCAAGGTAACCAGGGTAACCAAGGTCTCCAAGGCAATCAAGGTAACCAGGGTAACCAAGGTAATCAAGGTAACCAGGGTAACCAAGGTCTCCAAGGCAATCAAGGTAACCAAGGTAATCAAGGTAACCAGGGTAATCAGGGTAACCAAGGTATGCTTGGAGACCGTGGTGGCATTCCTTACTTATTTGACACAACTACTACCGCAGGATCTGGTGGTCAAGGAAGAATTAGATTCAATAGTGGAACAATTGGTAGTGTAACTGAACTTTATTTTGATGATACAGATTCATTTGCTGTTGATCAAACTGGTTGGTATGATACTTGGGATGATACTCAAGTCAATTCTGGTTCAAATCGCGGATATGTATATATTACGTCTGCAGATAGTTCCAGTAATACTACAGCAATCTTCTATGTAGATGATGTTGTTACTGATAATGGTACTTATTATACCATCCCTGTTACTTTTGTAAGTGGAAATCTACCTACAAACAATCAAGAACTTACAGTCTTCTTTACAAAGACAGGTATTCAGGGTCTCCAAGGTAATCAGGGTAACCAAGGCAATCAAGGTAATCAAGGTAACCAAGGTAATCAAGGACTCCAAGGTAATCAAGGTAACCAGGGCAACCAGGGTAATCAGGGTAACCAGGGACTCCAAGGTAATCAGGGTAATCAGGGTAACCAGGGACTCCAAGGTAATCAGGGTAACCAAGGCAACCAAGGTAATCAGGGTAACCAAGGCAACCAAGGTAATCAAGGATTGCAAGGTCTCCAAGGTCTACAAGGTCTCCAAGGTCTACAAGGTAACCAAGGTAATCAGGGTAACCAAGGTCTCCAAGGCAATCAAGGTAACCAAGGTAACCAGGGTAACCAAGGAAATCAAGGTCTCCAAGGCAATCAAGGAAACCAAGGTAATCAAGGTAACCAGGGTAACCAGGGTAACCAAGGAAATCAAGGTCTCCAAGGCAATCAAGGAAACCAAGGTAATCAAGGTAACCAGGGCAACCAGGGTAATCAGGGTATGCTTGGAGACCGTGGTGGTGTTCCTTACTTATTTGACACAACTATTACAGCGGGATCTGGTGGTCAAGGAAGACTTAGATTTAATAATGGAACAATTGCCAATGTTACAAACATGTATTTTGATGACACTGATGAATTCGGTGTTGATCAGACTGGTTGGTATGACACTTGGGACGATACGGTAGTTAATGCGGGACTCAATAGAGGATATATTTACATTACTTCCGCAGACTCTGCAACTAATGTTACTGCGGTATTCTATGTAAACAATACTGTTGAGAACAATACTTCATATTATAGAGTACCAGTTACTTATCTAAGTGGTAATCTCCCCACAAATGGTCAAGCAGTAACGGTATTCTTTACAAAGACAGGTGTTCAGGGTGTTCAAGGTAACCAGGGTAATCAAGGTAATCAAGGTAACCAGGGCAACCAGGGTAATCAGGGTAACCAAGGTAATCAGGGACTTCAAGGCAACCAGGGTAATCAAGGTAATCAAGGTAACCAGGGCAACCAGGGTAATCAGGGCAACCAGGGTAATCAGGGTAATCAAGGTCTACAAGGATTGCAAGGATTACAAGGATTGCAAGGCAACCAAGGTAATCAAGGTAATCAAGGTAACCAAGGTCTCCAAGGCAATCAAGGTAACCAGGGCAACCAAGGCAACCAAGGTAACCAGGGTAATCAAGGTAATCAGGGACTTCAAGGCAATCAAGGACTTCAAGGCAATCAAGGTAACCAAGGAAATCAAGGTAACCAAGGTAATCAAGGTCTTCAAGGTAATCAAGGCAACCAGGGTAATCAAGGCAACCAAGGTAATCAGGGTAACCAAGGTAATCAGGGTAACCAGGGTAACCAGGGTATGCTTGGAGACCGTGGTGGTGTTAGGTATTCCTTTGATACTACTACAACTGCAGGAACAGGTGGACAAGGTGTTATTAGATTCAATGATTCCAATATTGCAAACGTAAGCACTCTTTATTTTGATGATACAGATTCATTTGGTGTTGATCAAACTGGTTGGTACGATACTTTTGATGATACAATAGTAAATAATGGACTTAATAGAGGTTACATTTATATTAGTAGTGCTGATAGTACATCAAATGTAACAGCAGTATTCTTTGTTGATGGTCCAGTAGTTAATAATGGAACATACTACAGCGTACCTGTAAATAACCTTACTGGTTCTTTACCATCAAATGGGCAAGATTTGAGTGTTGTCTTTACTAAGAGTGGACAGCAAGGTGTTCAAGGCAATCAAGGACTCCAAGGCAATCAAGGTCGTCAAGGTAACCAGGGTAACCAGGGCAATCAAGGTAATCAGGGTCTTCAGGGTAATACTGGTAGTCGTGGAGGAAATCCATATATCTTCTCTACAACCACTACTAATGCAGATCCTGGAAATGGTGTCGTAAGATATAACAATAGCAATATTGCATCTGTTACTGAATTTTATATTGATAACTTAGATGATCTAGGTAACAATCAGACGGCATGGTATAACACATGGGATGATACTGTAACAAATACTGGATTGGTTAGAGGTTATTTGTATATAACTTCTTCTGACTCCAACCAAACTACAGTAAATGCTTTTGCAGTTAGTGGAGATGTTATTGCTCAAACTGGATATTATAGAATACCTGTTACCTACATTTCTGGTACTTTACCAGGAAATAATGAACAGTTATCAATTAACTTTACTCCTGCAGGTGCTCAAGGTCTCCAAGGTAATCAAGGTCTTCAAGGAAACCAGGGTATTAAAGGTAGAGATTCTGAAAATAGTTACAATTATTTCTATAATAATTCAACCACTGCAAGTGATCCTGGAAGTGGTAATTTAAGATTTAATAATGCAAATATTGCTAGTGCAACAGCAGTTTATATTGATAATACAAACAGTGATAATGTAAATCTTGACACATTCCTACAAACAATTACTGAATATGGATCGGTAAACAAGAGAGGATTCATCAGAATTGGTCTTGCTAATGATTTAACAGCATACAATGTATATGAAATTACAGGAGTTACTCAAAATGCTTCTGGTGCTGGTGGATGGCACACTATTTCAATTACTAATGTTATATCAACAACCACAACTATCAGTAATAATACTGAACTAATTGTAAGTATTTCTGTTGCTGGACCTCAAGGTACTCAAGGTAACCAGGGTAACCAGGGTAATCAGGGTAACCAGGGTCTACAAGGTAACCAAGGACGCCAAGGCAACCAGGGCAACCAAGGTAATCAAGGTAACCAAGGTAATCAAGGTAACCAAGGAAATCAAGGACTCCAAGGCAACCAAGGCAACCAAGGTAATCAGGGTAATCAAGGCAACCAGGGTAACCAGGGATTGCAAGGTAACCAAGGTAACCAAGGAAATCAAGGTAATCAGGGTAACCAAGGTATGCTTGGAGACCGTGGTGGCATCCCTTACCTATTCGATACTAACACTGCTGCTGGATCTGGTGGTCAAGGAAGACTTAGATTCAACTCTGGTACTATTGGTAGTGTCACAAACATGTATTTTGATGACACTGATGAGTTTGGAGTAAATCAAACTGGTTGGTACAATACTTGGGATGATACAGTAGTTAATGCTGGTTTAAATCGTGGTTATATCTATATTACATCGGCAGACAGTTCAACAAATGTTACCGCAGTATTCTATGTAAACAATACTGTTGAGAACAATACTTCATATTATAGAGTACCAGTCACATACTTGAGTGGTAATTTACCATCAAATGGTCAAGAAGTAACAGTCTTCTTTACAAAAACTGGCGTACAGGGACTTCAAGGTAACCAGGGTAATCAAGGCAACCAAGGTAATCAAGGACTCCAAGGTAATCAAGGTAACCAAGGTAATCAGGGCAACCAAGGTAATCAAGGTAATCAGGGTAACCAGGGTAACCAGGGTAACCAAGGATTGCAGGGTAACCAAGGCAACCAAGGTAATCAGGGTAATCAGGGTAATCAAGGCAACCAAGGTAATCAAGGACTCCAAGGTAATCAAGGTAACCAAGGTAATCAGGGCAACCAAGGTAATCAAGGTAATCAGGGTAACCAAGGTAATCAAGGTCTACAAGGTTTACAGGGTATCGCTGCTGCAAGATCTCTCGGATCTACATTTGAATACACTACTTCTACTGCAAACTCTGATCCAGGAACAGGACATCTTGGATTTAATGCCGCTGTAACTGCAAACTTCACAACATTCAGAATTAGTGAAACTGATATTAACTTGAGTGATGTTGAAGGTATTCTTGCTTCTCTAGATTATTCTGATAACATTCCTAGATCTATTGTTACTGTTCAAAGAGAAGTTAATAACTTAGATTATGTTATCTTCTCCATTGAAAGTGCTAGAACAGATAATGGTGGATGGAGAAGTTATTCATGTACAAAGATTGCACAGACTGGAACATTCTCTGATGGTGATAAGGTCTTTGCTGTTATCCAACCAGTTGGTAACCAGGGTGTTCAAGGTCTCCAGGGTAACATTGGTAACCGTGGTGGAGTTCCTTATGACTTCCAAGGATCTGGTGGAGGAGCTCCTGGATCAGGTACAGTTACATATAATAGTGGAACATTCTCCAGTATTACTGAACTTAGAATCAATGATATTGATGCTTTAAGTAATGACCAGTCAAACTGGATTGCAAGTTGGGATGATACAGCATTAACTGGTGGATTGAACAGAGGTTATATCTACCTTATCTCTGCAAACTCCGCACAAAATACTGTCAATATTTTTGAAGTTGATGGTAGTGCAACAAATAATGGATCATATTACACTATTCCAGTCAATCCTATTAGTGGTTCTGTTCCCTCAAACGGAACAGAACTTACCATAGCATTTACAAGATCTGGTGTCCAGGGTGTTCAAGGTAATCAAGGCAACCAAGGTAACCAAGGACTGCAAGGTAACCAGGGCAACCAAGGAAACCAGGGTAACCAGGGTAACCAGGGTAATCAGGGTAACCAAGGTAATCAAGGATTGCAGGGTAACCAAGGTAACCAGGGTAACCAGGGTAATCAGGGTAACCAAGGTAATCAAGGATTGCAGGGTAACCAAGGTAACTACGGTAACCGTGGTGGAGTTCCTTATAACTTCTCTACAACCACTACTAACGCAGATCCTGGAAATGGAAATGTAAGATATAACAATGCAACAATGAGCTCAGTGAGCTTCATTTATATTGATAACTTAGATGTTCTTGGCAACAATCAAACTGGGTGGTACAACACTTGGGATGATACTACATTAAACACTGGTCTTACTAGAGGTAATCTTGTAATAACATCTGCGGATAGTGCAGATAATAATGTAAATGTATTCAATGTCACGGGTGCAGTTCAAGTTGCTTCTGGTTTCTATAGAATCCCAGTATCATATGTGTCTGGATCTAGACCTGCAAATACTGAGAAGTTAGTATTTAACTTCAATAGAGCAGGTACTCAGGGACTCCAAGGTAACCAAGGCAACCAAGGTAATCAGGGTAACCAAGGTAATCAGGGTAATCAAGGTAATCAGGGACTCCAAGGTAACCAAGGCAACCAGGGTAACCAAGGCAACCAGGGTAACCAAGGCAACCAAGGAAACCAAGGTCTCCAGGGTAACCAGGGTAACCAAGGCAATCAAGGTAATCAGGGACTTCAGGGCAACCAGGGTAATCAAGGTAATCAAGGTAACCAGGGTAATCAGGGTAACCAAGGTAATATCGGTAACCGTGGTGGAGTTCCTTATCGTTGGGGAGGAACAGGAGTTCCTTCATCTGGACAAGTAAGATATAACAACGGAACCTTTGCTAGCATCACTGCAATTCAAGTTCATGATATTGATCAATTAAGTAATGATCAATCAAACTGGATTGCAAGTTGGGATGATACAACATTAACTGGAGGATTGAACAGAGGTTATATTTACATAATCTCAGCCCTATCTTCACAAACCACAGTAAACATTTTTGAAGTTGATGGAAATATTTCAAATAATGGTTCTTATTATACCATTCCAGTTAATCCGCTCAGTGGGACAAATCCTTCCGTAAACCAAGAAATTACTTTAGCATTCACAAGATCTGGTGTTCAGGGTCTCCAAGGTAACCAAGGTAATCAAGGTAACCAAGGTAATCAAGGTAACCAGGGTAATCAGGGTAACCAAGGTAATCAAGGTAATCAGGGACTCCAAGGTAACCAAGGACGCCAAGGTAACCAAGGTAATCAAGGTAATCAGGGTAACCAAGGTAATCAAGGTAATCAAGGACGCCAAGGAAACCAGGGTCTTCAGGGTAACCAAGGACGCCAAGGTAACCAAGGTAATCAGGGTAATCAGGGTAACCAAGGTAACCAGGGCAACATTGGTAACCGTGGTGGAGTTCCTTATGCATATGGAGGAACTGGAGCACCATCTTCTGGTCAAATTAGATTCAATAATGCAACAGCATCTTCTGTAACTTCTATTACAGTTAATGATATTGATGCTTTAAGCAATAATCAATCGGGATGGATCGCAAGTTGGGATGATACAACACTAACTGGAGGATTGAATAGAGGTTATATTTACATAATCTCAGCTCTATCTTCAGATAATACTGTTGTTATTTTTGAAGTTGATGGAAATATAACTGATAATGGTACTTATTATACCATCCCAGTCAATTATCTTGCAGGTACTTCACCATCAGTAAGTGAAGAAGTAACGCTAGCATTTACAAGATCTGGTGTTCAGGGTGTACAAGGAAGACAAGGTACACAAGGTAATCAAGGTCGTCAAGGTAATCAGGGTCTCCAAGGAAACCAAGGTCGTCAGGGTCGTCAAGGTAACCAAGGTAATCAAGGTAACCAAGGACGCCAAGGTAACCAAGGTCTTCAGGGTAATCAAGGTCGCCAAGGACGCCAAGGTAACCAGGGTCTCCAAGGAAACCAAGGACGCCAAGGTACGCAAGGTTTAAGTAACCAAGGTACACAAGGTAACCAAGGACGCCAAGGTAACCAGGGTAACCAAGGACGCCAAGGTACGCAAGGTTTAAGTAACCAAGGTACACAAGGTAACCAAGGACGCCAAGGTAACCAAGGACGCCAAGGTAACCAGGGTCTCCAAGGAAACCAAGGACGCCAAGGACGCCAGGGAACTCAAGGTCTTCAGGGACGCCAAGGTACACAAGGACGCCAAGGTACGCAAGGTTTAAGTAACCAAGGTACACAAGGTAATCAAGGTACACAGGCAACCCAAGGTACTCAAGGTCTCCAAGGAAACCAAGGACGCCAAGGACGCCAGGGAACTCAAGGTCTTCAAGGACGCCAAGGTACACAAGGACTCCAAGGTAATCAAGGAACCCAAGCAACTCAAGGCACTCAGGGTTCTGCAAATACAACAACAATTTCAAATAATGTAGACAATAGAGTCATAACTGCTACTGGTTCTGCTGGAACAGTTAATGCAGAAGCAAATCTTACCTTTACTGGAAGTGTTCTAACAATTGCTGGAAATATTGTTCCAAATACAAATAATACAAGAGATCTTGGTTCAACCACTCTTCGCTGGGCAAACATTTATACAAATGATATTAATCTTAGTAATGAGGGTTCTACAAATGATGTTGATGGAACATGGGGTGAATATACAATTCAAGAAGGAGAGAATGATTTGTTCCTAATTAATAGAAGAAATGGTAAAAAGTTTAAGTTCATGTTATCGGAGGTAGACTGATGCCTATTTTAGCGGCGGACATAACAGGTGAAAATTTAAATCTAACAGGAGTAATGACATGCACCAGCATGGATACTGGTGCAGGACCAGGAGGATCAGTTCCTAGTGGAGGTATTATTTTATGGTCTGGTTCAACAGCATCGATACCTACTGGATGGGTTTTATGTGATGGTCTTAATAGTACACCAGATCTTAGGGACAGGTTTGTTGTTGGTGCAGGTAATGGATATGCTGTAGCTGCTACTGGTGGTTCTGATACTGTAACACTAACAACAGCACAACTACCTGTACATAATCATCCAGGATCTGGTTCTAGTGGATCTGCTGGATCTCACTCTCACCCAGCAAGTGGGTCTACAGGACCTGCAGGTACTCACTCTCACGCATACACAGGAACTGCCTCACAAAATGCTCCAAAAGATGGTGCTGGTAATGCAGTTAACCAAGGCACTCAAGCTAGAACTACTTCACCTGCAGGTGCTCATACTCATCCAGTAAGTGTATCAGTTAATTCTGCAGGTTCTCATAGTCATCCAGTGTCTGTTAGTGTTGGAAATGCTGGTAGTGGCAATGCTCATGAGAATAGACCTCCTTATTATGCACTAGCATACATCATGAAAACCTAAAAGTCAATCTTGACATGGTGGTCAAATATAGATACAATACCTTTGCTAAGGTTAATAAAAAATAAGAGCTTTTAAACTCTTATAGATACTTTATGAATCATTGAATTAATATGAATAGACCATTACATGTTGCTAATCAAAGTATGAATTTTGTGAAAGATTGTATTGAGAATGGTGGAGGAAGTATTCATCCATTAGTAACAGACTCTTCAATACTTAAAGGACCTTCTCTAACAAATCCTTCAATTTATTTGGATGGAGATAGGCTTTTAGTAAATTTAAGGAATATTAACTATACCTTGTATCATTCTGAGATTAAGAAGTATGAGCATCCCTGGGGTCCTCTAGTTTATATTCATCCAGAGAATGATTGGAAGCTTCGCACAAAGAATATTTTGTGTGAGTATGATTCTAATATGAATCCAGTATGGCAAAGACATATTGATACATCAGATTTTCCCGACAAAGAACTTTGGGATTTTGTAGGTCTTGAAGACTCTAGAATTTTCCGTTGGGATGGAAGACTCTTCATGTGTGGTGTTAGAAGAGATCTAGATACTATTGGTACTGGTAGAATGGAACTATCAGAGATTGAGATTGGTCCTGATTATGTAAAAGAGATTGCTCAATATCGTATTCCAACTCCAGGTAATAGGGAATCTTATTGTGAAAAGAACTGGATGCCTATTGTTGATATGCCATGGCATTTTGTTAAGTGGACTAATGGCACAGAAGTTGTGAGATATGATATTGAATCTAATACTACAGAGAGTGTAGTTATAAAGGATTGGAGAGATATTGGTTGTATTGATCTAAGAGGAGGATCTCAGGTTCTTCCTTTCGGTGATGGTGGTCATATTACGTTATGTCACGAGACATACTTAACCAAAAGTGAACAAGATCGTAAAGATGGTATCTATAGACATAGATTTATTGTTTGGGATAAGAATTGGGATATTGTAAAAGTCTCTAGACAATTTTCATTCATGGAAGCAGAGATTGAATTTGCTGTTGGCATGTGTGAGTATGGAGATGATTATCTGATCACATTTGGATTCCAAGATAATGCTGCTTATCTTTTAAAGATTAATAAAAATTATGTTCAAAACTTTATATTTTAAATAATATGAATGTTGCAATATGTTTATCTGGACTAATTAGGTATCCAGAAAATGCTCTTAGAACTATAGAAAAAATAATTCCTAATGAGAATATAAAAATCTTTATACATACTTGGAAAGTTCAAAACAAAGAATTCTTTACAAGTAAAGTATTTCAACCAGAGTATAAAGAATTAGATAGGATTGCTGAAGATAGTATTGGATTCTTAGATTCTTTTAATTATGAGTCTGCTTTAGTTGAGAATTTTATTTCATTGGAACCAAAATTTAAAAAAATTTATACTGACATCTTGACAAAATGTAGTCCTATTGATAACTATACAATTAGTCCTATTAGTATGTATTATTCTATCTTCAAGTCTAATGAATTAAAAATGAAATATGAAGATGAAAACTCTATGGTTTTTGATAAAGTTGTCAGAATGAGAATGGACAGCGATTATATTTACGATGAATATTTTGATTTATCTAAGTATGATAGTGACTTATGTATTCCTGCTGGAGAAGATTGGGATAATGGTATAAATGATCAGTTTGCTTTTGGTAAATCTCATATTATGGATCAGTATTCTAATGTTTATAATAATCTATACAATATAGAATTTGAAAAATATCAACCAGAAACTATGTTGAGACAAAATCTGGAATACTATAATATAGTTCCAGACAGACCAGAGATATATATTAGAATTAATAATGGGAATTATGGAAAGCATGTACTTTATCCAGACTGGATTTTTTGATAATGTTAATAGATTTTAATACAATTTTTAATAGTTATAAAATGGAAATCACAGGAGTTATTCACGTAGGTGCTCATCATGGTGAAGAGATACCAGTTTATATTAACAATGGAATCAAGAATATTGTTCTATTTGAACCAGTTCTAGATAATTTTTATAAGGTTGCGTCTCACGCTTCTAACTACAATGCAAATATAACAGGGCATCAAGTCGCATTGGGAAGTACAAATAAAATTGTTGATATGTATTTAAGTAGTAATCAATGTGAGAGTAGTTCTATATTAAAACCAAAAAAACATTTACAATTATATCCAGACGTTACTTTTGATAAAACAGAAAAGGTAGAAGTTAATAGATTGGATGATTACAATCTCACAGAATATAATATGTTAAATATTGATGTTCAGGGATATGAACTTGAAGTATTGAAGGGGGCAGAGAATACCCTTCAATATATTGATTACATTTATTGTGAAGTTAATAGTGATGAGATCTATGAGAACAATGCATATATAGAAGATATTGATGATTTTTTATCTAAGTTTTCTTTTGAGAGAATTGAAACTGATTGGTGGGAAGATCATGGTTGGGGTGATGCATTTTACGTAAAACAGGAGTAATTGTTAAATGGCTACAAAGTATACTGGTGAGATCGATATACAAAATCTAAGAAGGTTCCATGGTTATTGGGACGAATCTCATCAATGGTTAAAAGATTTTATTAATGAAAGAGAAGATGAAATTAAAACAGGTGTAGAAATTGGAGTTGCTTTTGGATCTAATATGCAACTCTTATTGGAAGAAACAAATCTAGAAACTTTATGGGGAGTTGATTCGTACAAAAAAGAAACTTGGGATCTATCTGGTGTTGTAAATGTAGATACTGAGTTTGGTGGATTTGATGGATTACATGCACATGTTGTCCAATTAATCAAACCATTTGACCCAAGAGGTAAAATTATTCGTATGACATCACAAAATGCTGCGAAAAAATTTAGAAATGAAAGTTTAGATTTTGTTTTTATTGATGGTAATCATTTTGATCTTGAAAATGATTTAAAGTATTGGGAAAAGAAAGTTCGTGATGGTGGTTATATCATGGGGCATGATTGGAATCATCCTTCTTTTGGTAATATTACTGCTCATTTAAGAGATACTTATGATGAAGATGAGTTGGTTGGTATTGATGGACCAGTTCATATTTGGTATGTTAAAAAAGGTGCTTTTATGTAAATTATGTACACATTATCATTGACTTGTCAGATACCAAATCTGGATAAAATTTATACAAAATACTTTGGTGAGAACGTTGATAGAATCTTTGTAGAGGTTGGTGCTTTTGATGGTGAATCTGTATCTAATACTTCTTGTCTTGCTGATGCTGGATGGAGAGGATTTTATATTGAACCAGTAAAAGAACACTTTGAGCAATGTGTTAAGAGGCATTCAAATAATTCAAAGATTAAGGTATCTAATTATGCTATTGGAACAAAGGTTGGTCGTCTGCCAGTATATTGTTCTGGAATAGTATCTACTATGGATAAAGACCAGGCAACAATGGTTTCCTCTATGTCTATATTTGGACATCCTCAGTTTACTGAATCTGAATGTATGCAGGTTAGACTTGATAGTTATATGCAAATGGCAGATATTCCTAAAAACTTTGATTTATTAGTTGTTGATGTTGAAGGAAGAGAAGAGGATGTTTTTAAATCTTTTAGACTTGATCTGTGGAAACCAAAGATGATGATTGTTGAACTTATAGATGATCATGAATACTTCCAAGAAAATAAATCTTTAGTAAATTCCTGTAAAAATTTGAGAAGTTTTATCATTGATAGTGGATACACAGAAATATTTCATGATCATATAAACACTATATTTGTGAATAATGAGTATATCTCTGGGAATACCAACATACAATAGTTCCAAATATCTTTGGGATTGTATAAAAACTTCAATCAATTGTGATTTTATTAGTGAAATAGTAATACATGATGACGGATCAAATCCAACTGAGTATGGTAATCTTTGTAAGATACTAAACTCTTTGAATACAGATAAGGTAAAGGTTTTTAGATCTGAGATAAATCAAAAAGCTTTTATAAACAAGTATCTAACAGTTGCAAATTGTACTTCTGAATGGGTATATCTTTTTGATAGTGACAATTGGTTTGATGAATGTATCTTTGATGTAATTAAAAACTTAGACTATTCAAAAAAAGATACTTGTTATATCGAGAGTACTTTAATAATGTCTGATGGTAATATAGTTCAATATAATTATGAGGATAAAATTTTTGATTTAAAAGTAACTCAAAAATATATTGAAACTAGTATGCATAAGTTATCGTGGTTTTTAAATAATGGTAATTTTATTGTTAATAGGGAACAATATTTAAAAACACAAAAAAGATACTTCGTTAATACTCCATATCATGCATCTGCAGATGTAATAGTATTCTCATATTTTTGGTTAACGTCTGGCAATAAATATGAGATAGTTGATGATTGGTATCATCATCACAGAATAAGACCTGGAAATTATTTTATGGAGAATGGTGGATATTCAAATATAGAAGTAATACGTAATTTTTTTAGTAGATTGATATCATTATGATTACATTTCCTCATATTGGATTTATTGGAAGATTGGGAAACCAAATGTTCCAATATGCTGCGTTGTATTCTATGTCTAAAAAATTTAATTTAGACTTTGCTTTATGTAAAAATAATTTGGAATTGTATAAGTGCTTTAATATATCAGCAAAAGTATTTTCTCACTATTATTCTGAGTTTGTTTTGCCCAATGGTGTACCATCTGATATCGTTTCTGGTGGTCATAGCATTGTATTGCAAACAGAAGAACAGAATGGTCGATTTTTAAACACCGCTTTTGATTCTAACTTTTATAATACTAATCATGATAATAAAAGTATTTTAGGATTTTTTCAAAACTATAAATATTTCATCGATTTTGAAAAAGATATAAGAAAGCAATTTGTTTTTAAGGAAAGATACAAAAACATTGCTAAATTTTATTTAGAACAAACATTTCAAAATAAAAAAATAATAGCACTTCATATAAGAAGAACTGATTATTTAAATTCGCATTTTTTAAATAATCTTACATTAGATTATTATAATGATGCATTATCTCATTTTGATTTATCTATACCAACATTAGTATTCTCTGACGATCCTGATTGGTGTGAGGATCAGGATTATTTTAGTGAGGATAGATTTCATATTATGAGAAGTGGAAACACTTATTTGGATTTGTGCTTGATGTCAATGTGCAATTATCATATAATTGCTAATAGTACTTATAGTTGGTGGGGATCTTGGTTGGCAAAAAGTGAAAAAACTATTTGCCCTAAGAAGTGGTTCCAACCATACGCCTCTTTTGTAGACTCTAACGGATTAAGATTACCTCATTGGATTTCAATATGAATGTTTCAGTAATTTGTGCATGTAAAAATCGGTATGATGCATTAAGAATATCATTAAATTCTTGGTTGGCATTTGATGAAATTAAAGAATTTATAATAGTTGATTGGAGTTCTGATGAACCAATAAATCATCTTACAAAAATTGATAAGAGAATAAAAATAGTTAGAGTTAATGATGAAAAGTATTTTAATCAACCTCAACCATTAAATCTTGCCGCAAGTATTGCTACAGGAGATTATATTCTTAAGTTGGATTGTGATTATATGATCAATCCATATTTTCCATTCTTTGATTTTTATAAGATTGATGAAAATTCCTTCTTATGTGGTCAAGATAGTTACGTCTGTAATCATGAGCATTGGAATGAAGATTTAAAGGGATATGTTGTCAACCTTCATGGTATGGATGTTGGTGAGTTGATGAAATACTCTCATACATATAGTCCCCTATTCAAATATCTTACGGGTCTTTGCTTTGTTAGCAGAGAAAACTTCTGGAAAGTTGGTGGATATGATGAGAGAATGGGTAAGTATTATGCTTATGAAGATGATCAAATGACAAAAAGACTTACTATATTGGGTCTTGAATGTAAAAAATTAGTTCATAACTATAATATTATTCATATACCACATCCAGATAGTAAAAGATATGAGAATTTTGAAGGATATGGTGAAGAAGCAGAAACAAATATTGAGAATGTAAAGAGAAGAATTTCTGATCCAACAACTTCTGATTCGGATCGTTGGAATCTAGAATATCTCTTAGCAAAAATGAATGTTGAATTTAATGAAAAACTTTTTTCTGATATTCAAAATCCATATATCGAGAGGATATATGATTGGGATGTAATTAATATTGATGGTCAAAATTATGTTGCTACTAGAAAAGAAGAAGTCAAAAAATTATCGGAATTAAATTCGGTATATTATTTGAGTCTTGAGGAAAGTATTGATAGAAGAAATAATTTGGAAGATGCTTTAAAGAAGCATGGAGCAAAAAATATTATCCCAATAATATCAAAAAGATTCTCAGAATCTGATGATATAGTCACTGGTAAGTATGTAGATACTCTTAATGATGGAACAAAAGGTTGTTGTGTATCTCATTTAAAAGCAATCAAACATTGGTATGAAAATACTGATGAGGAATATGGATTCTTCTGCGAAGATGATTTGAGTCTTGATACTGTAGACTATTGGAATTTTACTTGGAAGGAATTTGTTGATGCTCTTCCCGAAGATTGGGGATGTATTCAAATGCTTCCAATACGTGGAGATTTTGGAGATATAAAAATAAGAGACCGTCTTTGGGATGATTGGTCTGTGACAGCATATATTGTTAAAAGAGACTATGCAAAATATATTATAGATAATTATATTCGAGATAATATATATCATCTTGAGCTAAAAGATGCTGAGATACAACCTCTCATCGAAAACATTCTTTACACCAGTGCTGGAAAAGTTTATACTATTCCAATGTTTGTTGAAGACGTATCTTTTACTTCAACTTTTGAAGGTGGAGATGGGGATGTAAAGGATGGACAAAAAAGAAATCATTATTATACCCACGATTATATTATAAATTGGTGGAAAGATAATGGAAGTACTAGAACAGTTGAGGAACTTATGGGAGCAATGTTTGAAGTTAAAATGAGTGAAGAACTTCGTAGTGAAAATGAAGAAGTTACTAATGTTGAGGATGTAAAAACTCAATTATTGACAAGTGTTAATGGAGCAAATCTTAACCAATTACTTTTAGAGTATGCATTGGATACTGAGAATCCAACAAAGAATTTTAACCTTGGTATGTGGTATGAGCATCATAGGCATAACGCTCCAGCACTATCATTCTTTTTGAGGTGTGCTGAGCGAACAGACGATCTTGATCTTGCTTATGAAGCACTTATCCATGCCTCCAATGCCTATGATAGGCAAGGGACGAGAGATCAAACAGCAAAGGGACTTCTTCAACAAGCACTTTGCATTCATCCTAAAAGACCAGAAGCATACTATTTGTTAGCTAAGTTTGCTGAAAAGCGTCAGTGGTGGCAAGATTGTTATATCTTTGCTCATTGGGCAATTGAGTTTTGTGACTTTGATTGCGAACCATTGAAGACTGATGTGGAATATCCTGGTAAGTATGGTCTTCTTTTTGAGAAGCAACTTGCCGCATGGTGGTGGGGTAAAGGAGATGAATCCAGATCTCTTCTTCAAGACATGAAGAATAACTATGAGATGGATGATCGCCATTATGATATGGTTGGTAATAATCTAATGAGAATGGGATCAGGACATATTCCAGATGAGGTTATTAAATATCAACAGCGCAAACATGATAAATTAAGATTCAAATTCCCTGGTTCTGATAAGATTAAAAATAATCATTCTCAAGCATTCCAGGATATGTTTATTCTTGCCGCAACTCAAGGTAAAACGAATGGACTTTATCTTGAGATTGGCGCTCAACAACCTTTCTATCAAAACAATACTGCTCTTCTTGAGACAAAATATGACTGGGATGGTATTTCTATTGAGATTCTCTCTGATCTGTGTAACCAGTTTGCTAGAGAGCGTAAGAACCAGATCATTTGTAAAGATGCAACAACTATTGATTACATGAAGTTGCTTGATAACTTTGATAAAGGAACTGATTTTGATTATCTTCAACTAGATGTTGAACCATCTAAAACTACTTTTGAATGCTTGTTGGCAATTCCATTTGAGAAGTATAGGTTTGGTATTATCACATATGAACATGATCATTATGTTGATATGACGGGATCTTATAGAGACAAGTCTAGGAAATATCTTAAACTAATGGGATATGAAATGTTAGTTGCCAATGTATCTCCTAATGACAACAGTCCTTTTGAGGATTGGTGGTATCATCCTGATCTTATTGATCCTGAAGTTGTAAATAGGATGAAGTCTGTATCAAATGAGACAGTTAATGTTGTTAAATATATGTTTGAGGACTAAGTAATTTGTATGTATGAATACCAAATAAGTAGAGTTCTTGATGTATTTGATGGTTATTCTTTTGAGGGAATAATTGATTTGGGTATGGGCGTTTATCTTAAGAAGGTCATATACCTAAGTGGAATTTGTTCCCCATCAATAAATAATGAGGAACAAAAAGATTATGGTATTCAAGCAAGAAACAAACTAAAATATTATCTTAGAAATGCTACTAGAGGCGAAGTTACTATATGTGTAGATGACTACCATGACGATACTGTTTATGGTGTTGTTTATAACAAAGACTTTGATGATTCTATAAATTGGATAATGTTTTTAAAAGGTTATGTTTGGGATGATGGAATAAGTCGCCCAAGATTAGCAGACCAACCAATGGAATTATTCGTTTTAAATACCCCTAAAGATAAACTTTTTAAATGAGGAACAAATGAGAGATTTACATCCAATGATTCAATCCCTGTCAGAAAATATTTTGAGAGCATGGGGAGAACACTTTATAGTAAGGGAAGTTGGAATCCCTGAAGACTTTAGAAAAATTGATAGAGCAGACGATGATGATGCTGTTTATATTGAGAATTTTGTTTGGGAGACCCACCATTTTAGAAAGATTCATCTAGAGATTGCACAGATGAAATCTGGATTGGATATCCTACATACAAATATGTATCCGAGGTACGAATATAGTCTTCCAATCTTTGGTGCTGATATTGTAGCGTCTTCAAAAAATGTTGGAGCGGCAATTGTAGACATCAGTTCAATTAGAGAAGACAGGTCTCTGCCTTCACAGTATGATATTCTTAATGTTGTGGAAGATAAAGAGTTTGAGAAGGACAAAAAGATGCCAGACTGGGGAGATGTATTCTCAGAGCATTGTGTTTTTGTAAGTCCTAACGAAGATGAGTATGATAAATTTAATTCTATCGCATTTACCTTTTTAAATTATCATTGTGCTATTGCAAACATCACTGAAGCAACAACTGATGAAGATCAGATTAGAAAAAACTATGAAGGACACAAGTATTATTGTGAGAAGCAGAGGCAAAATAATAAAACTAAAGGAGTTTTAAAGGGCATTTTTGGTGAAGAGTTTGCCGATAAATATATTGCAGAAATGTTGTTTGACTATCCAGAACTATGACAGAAGATAATAACACAGAAGATCTAAAAGAAAAACCTAGAACTACTGAGGTTATTCATAGCATTAAATATGCAGAAGAACCTGCTGAAGAAGTTGAACAAGAAGATGTATCTCCCAAATTAGAAGGAATAGATCTGGATGATACTAAAGCAATCGCTGATTTTTACATGGCCAAAAGTGGTCAGATTAATCCAGATGATCTAGAAGTTGAAAAAAAAGAAAGAGAACTTCGTGAAGATATTCGCGAGGTTGTTGAGAATAAGGAAGAGTTGATTGATTATCTTACAAACCTCCACGCTTCTATTGAGGTTATGGAAGAAAGAATTTATGAACTGGAACTTCGAGCAGAGAAAAAAGAAAGAGCAAGTATTCCTATGAGACCACCAACTCCAGGAGGAGGTTCTGCACTTAAGGGACTAAGCAACTTACCATTTGGTATTCTGTAAGCTTGACAAAAGTAAAAAAATTAACTATTATAAATAAGTTATTCGTAATTAGTGTTACGAATTATAACAATTGTCACATGTGACAGTTCATAGAAGGGACGCCTCAACTACTCGCGTCATTCTATGCTATAATATCCAAGCAGTCGGATAAACCGACTCTCCATCTGCGGGTAACCATTCCGCAAGTAAATTTAAAGAGGTATCTAAAATGATTAAATCTGTTTTCGCAGCAACTGCTGCTCTCTCCATGTCCGCTGGCGCTGCGTTCGCAGGTCCTTACGTTAATGTCGAAGCCAATTCTGGTTTCGTTGGATCGGATTACGGCGGTACGGTAACTGATCTTCACGTAGGTTACGAAGGCACTACTGGTGCTCTCGGATATTACGCTCAAGTTGGTCCTAGCATTGTCGCTCTTGATGGTGCAGATACCGACACCGTTCTTTCTGGTAAAGTTGGTGGTAGCGTTGCTGCGACTGAAGCATTGAGTGTCTATGGTGAAGTTTCTTTCGCTACTGGTGCTAATGGTGCAGACAACGGTTATGGCACCAAAGCTGGTCTGAAGTTCACTTTCTGATCTAACGATTAGATAAAACTATGGGGGACTCTCTGAGTCCCCTTTTTACTATGAAGTATTTTTTTCATCCATTGACTTTGATCAATCTGCTTATATGTGGATTTCTAGGAATGGTGCAACTAGCACATACTCATGCTCATTATAAAATGGATATAGATGTGGACTCATATGTTCATAGCTTTTTGAAAAAAAATCCAGACTATTGTAAGTAATTATACTTAGTTTGTCAGGATATATTGACAAGAGGGGCTTGACCCCTTTTTATTTTTGCTATATAATTGTGTTGTAAATCTTTACAAAACTACAATGACTGTAACAACTAACGAGCGCGGTCAACAAAACATGTGGGCTGTTGAACCTCAAATGGTTGTTGAAAACTACAACCGCAAGGGTCTTTTTTCCCCCTGGCAACAGAAGGAAATGTATAATGGTCGTTGGGCGATGATGGGTCTCATCATGGGATTCGTTGCCTATGCGATCAATGGCAAGTTCTTCTTCGGTATCTTTTGAGGCTTGACAATGGTTTCTTTTTTGTTTACAATCACTGCCGTTGCCTTCTTTGTTTTGTTGGCAGCATCTATTGAAAAAATTTCTGAGACTTACTAATGGCTTTTAATATTACTCTTCGTACACCTGATGGCACCGAAAGTGTTATTCAATGTGAAGATGATCAGTACATCCTTGATGCTGCAGAAGATCAAGGAGTTGATATGAATTACTCTTGTCGTGCTGGTGCTTGCTCTTCCTGTGCAGGTAAACTTGTCAGTGGCACAGTAGATCAAGGAGACCAATCCTTTTTGGATGATGATCAAATTGAACAAGGATTTGTTCTGACTTGCGTCTCTTATCCTACTAGTGATTGTGTTATTCTAACCGAACAAGAAGAAGAACTTTTCTGAATATAAATTTTTTAATATAAACAAATTATGACCCGAGTACCTGAAGTAACCTTCCACACCCGTGTCCGCGATGAAAGTATTGGTGGACCTAACCCTTACCGTTGGCAAGATGTCACAACCAACGATCTGTTTGCTGGTAAGCGTGTAGTTGTATTCTCACTCCCTGGTGCATTTACTCCTACTTGCTCTACCTACCAACTGCCTGGGTATGATGAGAACCATGAGGAGTTCCAAGCACTCGGCATTGATGAAGTTTATTGTATTTCTGTAAATGATTCCTTTGTTATGAACGCTTGGTTCAAACAGCAAGGAGTTCAGAATGTCAAGCCCATCCCTGATGGTAGCGGCGAGTTTACTTCTTCTATGGGTATGCTTGTCGATAAATCGAACCTAGGTTTTGGAAGTCGCTCTTGGCGATATGCTATGATTGTCAACGATGGTGAGATTGAAATTATGTTTGAAGAACCAGGGAAAATCGGAAATTGTCCGATTGACCCTTATGAAATGAGCAATCCTGATACTGTACTTACTTGGTTGAAGCAAAATGCCTAATCCAAATGCACTTTATGAGGACATGTCACGTTTAAATGCTCTATATGAAGAACTTTGTTGGGATCATGAGGATGAACTAGTATTCACTCATGATGGTAGTAAAGTAATCATAGCAAACAAAACTAAAAATCCACACACTCAATTTACCTCTGGAGGAAAATAAAATGAAATTTGGATTTACACCTGAAGCAGAAATTCTTAATGCCCGTTTTGCAATGATTGGATTCATTGCTGGAGTTGGGTCTTATCTTACAACAGGACAATTGATTCCAGGCATTTGGTAAGTAATACTTATAGGTGACTGGAGAAGAGGGGTTGACTACCCCTCTTTTTTGTGGTAAAGTTAGTTCGCCTAAATAAGTCAACCAAAGAGTCGTACCCACTTTTGTGGTGATACGAATGTCGAGTTCTATTAATTTAATGTTTCGTAAATTTTTTGCACTTCCTGTAATAGGAATTATTTCCTCTGCATGTGCTTCTGCTTATCCTAATATAAGCGAAATCAAAAATCCTCCTGCACTTATTATTGAACCAGGAGTTGGAATTGTTAATCCAGATAAAGTTTTGGAAATTGCAGTAGAAAAAAAATCCTGGAAGTGTCCAGAATGTAACGATAATGAGAAATATGTCCTTGAAAAACTTCAAGAGAAAACAAGAATCTCAGATCGTAATGCATTGGCAACGATCATGGGAAACATTAAATCAGAAAGTAACTTCATTCCCGATATTTGTGAGGGAGGTGCTAGAGTTCCTTACGATCGTTGCTATAGCGGTGGTTACGGACTCATTCAGTGGACCTCTACGAACCGTTATCTGGGGTTAGGTAAGTTCTCTAAGAAGTATGGTTATGATCCTTCCTCGCTTGAGGGTCAGACAGCATACATGATCAACGAATATACTTTCCAGAAGTATCTGCCTGAGTTTGAAGGAACTGGTAGAACAGTCAGTCAGTATATGGTTGGTGCTTACTACTGGTTGGGTTGGGGTATCAAAGGATATCGTCAACAATATGCTTATGATTACACTAAAAAATTGATATGGTCATGACACAACTAGACTGGAGATATAGTGAAGAAAAACTAGAGCTGAGAGAACTTATCATCTCATCTCTTCTTCAAGAGTTTGGGGGTCAATTAAATGAGAATAAAGAACCTAAATACTCTAACAGATCCATTTATGAATGTGCTCATGATTGGGTCTCTCAAGGTAATAGTTCTACCTTAGGACTTTTCAAATACTATAAGGAAAATTATGCAAAGTCTAATTAACACAATTGCTTTGTTATCTGGTTTGGTATCGCTTAGTGTAGTTGGTAGTAGTTTTTATTTGTATCTTAATAAAGATACTCTTATTGAAGACGCAAGGGCAAAAGTAACTACTGAGGTTGCAACCGCTGTTAGAGAGGCACTGCCTGCCCTTGTAGAGTCTTTAACTCCAGATATACCAGATACTACTGGACCTGATATTCCTATTACTACTGGACCTGATATTCCAAACCTATGAAAAAATTTTTATTTTCCCTTATGGGAATGGCACTTATATCTTCTCCTGCATTTGCGGGTCAAGAAAAACTAATTAAAGAATTCTATAGTATGGACTCTATGGGTTGTATGTTGCTTCGAGAATGCACCAAAGATGTCCAACAAGTCTTCAGTATCAATGATATTGCTAATGCTCATCCCAATAGTGATTACGATTTTGTTGCTGATGAGTTCAACAATATGCTCGTTTCCCTTAGTCAGGTCGGAGTTAACGTGTTTCTAGCAGACGAAAAATATTTTCCTGTTGGGCATCGTGGGGTTTATCATACAGTTGGCAATAACTTTTTTCTGAATAAGACATACATGCGTCTTCCTGGTGTTCTCATGACTGTTATGCGTCATGAAGGATGGCACGCTGCTCAAGATTGTATGGCAGGCACTATTAAAAATAGTATGATTGCCATCATCAAACCAGAGGAAGATGTTCCTAAGATCTGGCGTGAGATCACAGAAAAGACTTATCCTAAGTTTGCTGTGCCCTGGGAAGCAGAAGCAATGTGGGCAGGTAAGACTGAAGGTATGACTGCTAAGGCATTGAAGTCTTGTGCTACTGGTACAATGTGGTCTGATTACAAACCAACACCACTGACTGAGAAGTGGTTACGTGAGGAAGGATTTATTAAATAATTCTTAACTTAAACTTCTTAATAAATATTTTCATGTCCAAAAAAATTTTTTTGGACTAGAAACCCAAGAAAAATTATCTTGAGATTAAAATTTTTATTATGTTAAAAATAATTTTTTGTTGGAATCTTAAAAAGTAGTATGACTAAGCTAACAAGAGAAGTTTTAATTAAAACCATCGTTGCTGATGAAATGAGATTATGTGATGGTTTTGAATATACAAAACATCTTAAAAGTTTATATCACAAATGGGAACATGAATCTAGTGAAGTACTCTGTACTAAATATAATCAACTGAACTCTACAAATATATCAGTTGATTCTCTTATTCCATAAATAATATGAAGTCAATCATAAGATCAATGCTTCCCAAGAAAAAGAAAGATGAGCATGATGATCATGAATTTAATTGGCATGAAGAAGGAATATCCAGTTTAGTTAGACTAATTGTATTGGGTTGGACGGGTGCAATATTAACTCTTAATTATGTTTCTATTCCTGGAATTCCTCAACAAAAAATTGATCCAACTTTTATTGCCAGCGTTTTTACTGGGACTTTAGCTACTTTTGGAGTGACTCCATCCAAATCTAGTGGTGGCAATGGTAATGGCAATGGTAATGGTAATAATACTACTAATGTAGTTGCTAAAAAAGAAGAGAAAGATTCTTCTAAAGGATAATGGAAGTCGATATTAATTCTCCAGTTTGGAGTGTCATAATTCTTCTTTGTTGTGGACTTGCTTTTACACTATATTGTGTTGTCTATATATTAAGAATGGCATATATGGAGATGCAAGATGGGAGCAATGACACCACCAAGCAGGAAGAGTTGCTACAACTTCCGAGTAGTGGAGATCAACAGAGTGGTTGATGGTGACACTATTGATGTTACTATTGACCTAGGATTTGACTTGTACAAAAAAGAACGTGTAAGAGTTGCTGGAGTTGACACTCCAGAGAAACGCACTAGAGATGAAGAAGAAAAGGCACTTGGTTATGACGCTACTAACTGGCTCAAAGAGAAACTGGAAGGTGCTGTGGCTGGTGACGATGACCTTGTTATTAGGACTGAACTTGTTGGTGGCGTCGGCAAGTATGGTCGTCTTTTGGGCTGGTTATACATTGGGGACTCAGAATTGTCCCTCAACGAACAAATGATTACTGAAGGATATGCTTGGGCATATGACGGTGGAACAAAGCAAAAGAACTTTGAAGAACTAAGAGAAATTCGTCGTACTCATGGCACCCTTATTTAATAAAAAGTAACTATTATTAATTCTTATATTATTTTTTTGGTAAATAATATAAGAATATTATTTTTTTAACCATGGCAGTTGGCGCTTATAAGAAAAAAGAAACCAAAAGAAATCCAGAGAAGACATTTTTTCTCTACGTGATCTTCTATCATTTTTTTGGTGCTATTGGTAATATTTTTAAAGGAGTATTTCACCACGACTAATGCCAAACATTCCAGAGATTAAAACTCGGAAGCTTGATATACCAGAAGTTTCTACTTGGATATTTGAACCATCACAATCTTTACCACCAATAGTTCCAGTAACTACTAACATTGGATTGCCAATAGTTGATATTCCTGGATGTGTGGAAGCTCATAGTAGCAAAAGTAAATCTAAGACTATTCAGTCAGATGACCCAAATGGTGTTCTGACTTATTGTGATGCTGGTGTTCCTTCATTCAATCCAATAGAGTTTACTCCAGAGGAAGTGATACCAACACGTCCTGCTAAACTTCCTCCATATAAAAAACCAGAGAAACCAAATCCTCCACAGCAGGTTTCTCTTCCAAAAATACCAGAAGTAAACACAGTAAATTGTTTACCCGATGAGACTTATAATGTTCAGTTAAGGAAATGTGAGAAGAACATTATAGAAGTTCCTTCCGAACCTGATATACCTTGGCATAAAGAATACTTACCAGAACCAGGAATCGTGATTCAAACATCAGTCATTGCCGCCACTGCTGCTGGTGCGGCGATATTCGCAAAACCCATTGCAGATATAGTCCTAAAAGCAGTTAAACCAATAGTTAAAAAATTGGTTAATAAGATTGCCAAGATGCGTGGTAAGAAAGAAGTAGTTAAGTCAGTCTTCGAAAGAAGAATGGAACAAAAGCATCTTAGGGGTTGATTTTATGTATGTGTGGATGTTCGTGCTTAGGAACTGTAGTTACGTTCTGAACCACAACATCTGCACAGACTTTATAGTAAGGACTCTTAGGGTGGAAAGTAATACCCTGCTTCATTAATTCCCCACAGTTTTTAAGTCTTGCAATCTCAAAATCTAATCTCTTATTAGCAGTGAGTTGCTTCATCATTTCTATGTTAGCAGCAGCTGCTTCTTTACATTGTGCCTGAAGTTTTTTATCTAATGGTTCAGACCAAGTAATAGAGAATCCAACTCCAAGGTTGTAATTATCTTTTTGTCCTGTTCTGATAGGAACACGATACAACACATCACCAGGATTATCTGGTGCTCCATCTTCATCAAAGTCTCTCATATCATATACATTATCATTATAATAAGGTTCCCAAGGTTTCTGAGCAGAGATGCTTCCAGTTACGTAAGGGGTGAAATTTCTAGTGGGACCTTGGCATTGGATTCCATTCCCGTATGTGTTGGTGATGTAAGGTCCTTGTAATACTTGTATCGCTTGATTTGTAACAGAACCACTACTATTAGCAACAGGAGCAGCGGTGGCGCTAACACCACCAACAGTTTCAGCCAAAGCTTTATGTGGCGATAGTGTTCCAAGAAGGATGACTCCTATTATTGACTGAATATGGAAGTTGTATCTGTAATTGATTCTACTTCTGTGACTCTTTGAATTATTGTTTGATTGCTTAAACCAGGACCACGGTAAGTTTCTGCAAACTGAAATGCTGCTCCTGGAGTTGTTTGTGTGAAGTTTACTTTGGTTCCTATGCCTGTCCATGTAGAATTCACTCCGTCTATGGTTGATGTAGAAGTAGATGTAGTTGGTGACAACGCACCGTTTGCAGTGATACCAGTCCCAGATACGGAATATTGATACCCAGTGTTATAGTCCATCGAATTGATGGTCTCTGTTATTTTTGACCTTGTTTCTGTGTGGCTCGTCATACTTCCTTGACTAAAGTTAGGAACCACAGGCACTGCATAAGCAGGAGACCCAAGCAGTGCCAGAATAACAAATATCCTTTTCATTATCTTACAGACAGTTCTGTTACGAATTGACCTGTTGCTGAAGTACCAGCACCACCAGCAGTCAGAGTGATTGCTCCTGCGGTGTCGATGGTTCCAGCAAGTGCTCCAGCAGTTCCACCAACCTGTGTGGTAGATTCTCCATAAAGATTTGGAGTATCAATCTGACCAGCAGAGAGTGCTGTCTGTGTAGTAACTACTGTGTCACCAATAAAAGTATTCTCAGCAAAACTAAATGACTGACCGTCATTATTGATTGCATAAGAACCTGCACTTACAGTTGCAGGTGCCGTAGCAGATCCGCCTGTAAGACCACCAAGAGTAGTAACTGCGATGTTGTCTCCAGATACTGAGTAAGAAGAACCAAGTCTTGTAGACTGAACTGCTGGACCTTCTACTGTCAGTTGAACTGAAGAAGAAATTTTGCTAGTAAGATCGGCATGTGCAGGTGCCGCCATCAGTAACATTCCACCAAGTAGAAGAGAAATTCTTTTCATTACTTTTCTGTAGGGTATTTGTGTATTTGTATTTATTATAAATTGACTTTAATTTTAATTTAGACTAAGATTTTTAAATGGAATAAATACTATATAAAGGAATTTTTTATATTGATGGGCACTTTTAAACGTTTTAATAGGTCTTCAAATTATTTGGACAAAAAAATCCAAGAATTAAATGAGGATATGAAAAAGAATGGTGTCCATTTAAAAGAGGACACTCAAAATTTTGATGCTGTTTTTAATTGGCGAGATCAATTTGAACAATATCAAAAAAAAGAAGAACAAAATGTAGATTTAGTTGAAGACATTATTGTAGAAGTTAGGGAAAAAAATAGGCATCTCTCATCTGTAGAGGCATCTATAAAAGAAGCAAAATTAAATGAGGCAAATGATATTTTTAATGAGTTATATGGTCGCCAGGTAGAAGGAGTTGCTATAGGGGTAATTAAGAATCATATTGGTGAGATTGAAACTTTAAAAGAAGATATTATTTTAGAGATACAAAAAGCAAAAGATTTAAGACTTCTTGAAACTAGATTAGATGAACTAGATTCTAGATATAAGATTCTGTCTGAAAAAGTTGCTAAAGGATCACAAAAAAAAGTTAGTGCAGATAGTCCTGTAACATTCTCTCAACTTCAAGATCATTATCAAAAACTTGTTGGTAAACTCCAACAAGAACTTGCCATGGTTGGAAGTGGTGGTGGTGAAGTAAACTTACAATACCTTGATGACATTGTTGGTATTGCCACTAATGCTAGTGCATATGATGGTAAGTATTTAAAATATGATCATTCAATTCAAAGATTTGTTTTCTCAACAGTGACAACTGGATTGTCAACTGAGACTCAGACATTAAACAATGTATTAGCACTTGGTAATACCTCTTCTTTAGGAATTAGTGTTGGTGTTGTAACTGCAACTTCTTTTGTTGGTGATGGTTCTGGATTAACTAATCTCCCTTCTGGTGGGGCTGGAGTTGGAACTAATGGAAGTATAAACACCACTGGAATTATTACTGCAGCATCATTTGTTGGTGATGGTTCTACTTTATCTGGTGTTGTTACTTCAGTATCTGGAGGTGCTGGAATTAATGTAAGTCAATCTACTGGTAGTATTATTATTACTGCTACTGGTGGATCAAGTTCTGGAATTGGTTATTCTGATCTCTCTGTATATGTTGGATCTCCTGGAATAAGTTCCTTATCTTATGATAGTGACTTTGGTATTTTTACATACATACCACCAAGTTTTTCTGGATATGCAACAACTGAATCTATTGTAGGATTTACAACTGCTGGAGATCTTGTAGGTTTCTCCACTGCTGGAGATCTAGTTGGATTCTCTACCGCTGGAGATCTTGTGGGGTTCTCCACTGCTGGAGATCTTGTAGGGTTTACAACTGCTGGTGACCTTGTAGGGTTCTCTACCGCTGGAGATTTAGTTGGATTCTCTACTGCTGGAGATCTAGTTGGATTCTCTACCGCTGGAGATCTTGTAGGGTTTACAACTGCTGGTGACCTTGTAGGATTCTCTACTGCTGGAGATCTAGTTGGATTCTCTACTGCTGGAGATCTTGTAGGGTTTACAACTGCTGGTGACCTTGTAGGGTTTGTTACAACTGGAGATGTAACTGTAATTGGAATTGATACTAGCGGTACTTCTAATTTTACTAACGTTAATATTAGTGGAATCGTAACCTTTAGTTCTAGTGCTCTGTTTGGTGGCGGAACACAAGAAGCATTTGATACTTTGAATAGTTCTACGGGAACGGTATCTCATGATTGTTCAACTGGACATATTTTTTACCACACTAATCCTTCGGCAAATTGGACAGCAAATCTCACTAATCTTACACTTAGTGCTGAGTATGGAACTACAATCACAATTGTTGTAAATCAAAATGATCCTGCATTTATGCCAACATCACTGCAAATAGGTGGTGTATTGCAATCAATTAAGTGGCAGGGCAATTCAATACCATCTGGAACTGCATCTGGAATTGATGTTGTCTCCTTTAGTATTCTGAATGATGGTGGAACATATGTTGTAATGGGTCAAAGTGTTTCGTTTGGTGGAGTCTAATGCCATTTTTTAGTTCTTTTAGTAGTTCTTTTTTTGCTGGAAGAAGATCTACTGCATTCTCTACACTTAATCCTTGGGGACCATCGGATGAGTCTTCTTTAGTTGCTTGGTGGGATGCTTCAGATTCTTCAACTATTACAACATCTGGATCCACTGTAACAGAAATAGCAGATAAATCTGGTAATTCTTTTACTATTTTTGGAACTAATACACCAACAACTACAACATTGAATGGACTTGATGCTATTGATTTTGATGGATCATTTGTTAGTGGTACTGATAGGGCATTGACTGCATCAAACACTAATTTTGGTATAACAGATGGTAATATTATTATTGTGGGTGCTTTGAATATTAATGGTGTAGGGAATGAAAGAGATTCTATTTGGAGTATTTTAGATAATGACGGAAGTAATAATGATATTCATTTAAGAGCAGGAAATATCTCACAATTTATTGCTGCGTTTGAAACTGATGGTTTGGGATCTTCGGGACTTGCTCTTTCTGGAGGAAATACTAGAAATTGGGCAGGTGGACCTTATCTTGGAGACACTATTCACTCTACTATTTGTGACTTCTCTGGTAATGATATCTATGGTCGCATGAATGGAACACAAAGAATTAATATTGCGGATGAATATTTTACTGCAGTTAACATGTCAAACTCTACGTTTTTGATTCATGTTAACAGAGCAGAAAATAGAGAATTGGATGGTCAGTTTGCTGAACTTATGATCTTTAATAGTAATGATCAGGCATTGGCAGTTAAAGCAGAGGGTTATCTAGCACATAAATGGTCAATGACATCCCTTCTTCCCTCTGGTCACTTGTATAAAAATTCTGCCCCTTGACCTTCTGTGGGGGGTCCATGTATAATACGTGAGTCTTCGGGACACACCGATTCAATCCAAATAAAGGATTGACAAATACGGAAAATCGAAGTACACTAAATAAATCAACACGTTAAGGAATGTAACATTCTGTTAACCGTTGTAACACCTGCCGCTTGACCGAGACTAGGCAGGTATATCAATCCGTCTCTCATATCCTAGACTGAGGGTGTCTAGGAAATAAGTACCTCCACCATTTCCCTGATGGATCTACTTACTAGTTAATTAAAATGTCTTCATCTACTCTTTCACGTCAACAACAATCGAATACTTGGGAACAGTTTTGCAATTGGGTAACCAGCACTGACAATCGTCTGTATGTTGGTTGGTTCGGAGTCCTCATGATTCCTTGCCTGCTCGCCGCTACTACTTGTTTCATCATTGCCTTTATTGGTGCTCCCCCTGTGGACATCGACGGCATCCGTGAACCCGTTGCTGGTTCGCTCATGTATGGTAACAACATCATCTCTGGTGCTGTTATCCCTAGCTCCAATGCTATTGGTCTCCACTTCTATCCCATCTGGGAAGCAGCATCTCTTGATGAATGGCTCTATAACGGCGGTCCTTTCCAACTGGTAGTCTTCCACTTCCTGATCGGCATCTATGCATACATGGGACGTGAGTGGGAACTTTCTTACCGTCTGGGTATGCGTCCATGGATCTGTGTAGCATATTCTGCTCCAGTTGCTGCTGCGAGTGCAGTGTTCCTGGTCTATCCTTTTGGTCAAGGTTCTTTCTCCGATGCTATGCCCCTGGGTATCAGTGGCACCTTTAACTACATGCTTGTCTTCCAAGCAGAGCACAACATCCTGATGCACCCCTTCCACATGCTTGGAGTTGCTGGTGTCTTTGGTGGTTCTCTGTTCAGTGCTATGCACGGTTCTCTGGTTACTTCCTCGCTGGTTCGTGAAACCACTGAGAACGAGTCACAGAACTATGGTTACAAGTTCGGTCAAGAAGAAGAGACCTACAACATCGTTGCTGCTCATGGTTACTTCGGTCGCCTGATCTTCCAATACGCTTCCTTCAACAACTCCCGTTCGCTGCACTTCTTCCTCGCAGCATGGCCTGTTGTCGGTATCTGGTTCACTGCACTGGGCGTTAGCACCATGGCATTCAACCTGAACGGATTCAACTTCAACCAGTCCATCATTGATGGTCAAGGTCGTGTTATTAACACCTGGGCTGATGTTCTGAACCGTGCTGGTCTGGGCATGGAGGTGATGCACGAGCGCAACGCCCACAATTTTCCTCTGGATCTCGCAGCAGCATCTACTACTCCTGTAGCAATGACTGCTCCTTCCATTGGTTGATAAATAAATCATTGTCGTGCAAAGGATCCTTCGGGATCCTTTTTTTATAAATATCAGCACTCTTCAGAAGATGATTGAATATTTAAAATGAAAACTTGTAGTAAATGTAAAAAACAATTACCAACTTCTGACTTTTCTCCTGCTAATGGTGGAAAATATTTGAGACCAGAATGTAAAAAATGTGCAAGAGTTTTATCAAAACAGAGAAAACTATTGAAAGAAAAATACGGTTATCCAAACAAAAATCATACTTGTCCGATATGTTTGAGAAATGAAACTCAATTAGTTGGTACAGGTGGAAATGCAAGTATTTGGGTTGTTGATCATGATCATCTAACAAATAAATTTAGAGGTCATATTTGTCATCAATGCAATAGAGGATTGGGATTATTTCAGGATGATATTTCAAGATTTAGTAGAGCAATTGAATATCTTGTTGCTGAGTCAACTCCTGTTGCTCTGACTGCTCCAACCATCGGTTGATTCAAAACTGAATACATGATATAATTAGAGGGTCATTTGACCCTCTTTTTTAATGGAAAGACGTAATGATCCTTTAAAGCAGGGATTTTATTGTGTTGATTATGTTCTTGATGGTAAGGATGAAGTTTCTGTTTATTTTGAAATAGAATCTGCTCAAAGTGCGGTAGCTTCATATATTAGGAGAGGTATAGAATGTAAAGGAATGAGACATTGGAAACCAAAGTTAGAAATTATGTCTATTAAAAAGAAATGAAAAAAGTAGCAATTTTTGGATCAGCAAGAACAAATCCAGACTCTAATCTTTATAGGGCAGTAGAAAAATTAGCTAAGAATATATCTGCAAATGGTTGGACTGTAGTTACTGGTGGTGGTCCTGGAACAATGGAAGCGGCAAATAAAGGTGCTATGGAAGGATGTGGTGGTGATCACCTTTGCTCAATTGCACAAGCAATTTATTTGCCTTTTGAAGAAGGAGTCAATTCCTACGTTCAAGAATATGAAAAGCATGAAACTTTTTATTCCAGATTAAAAACATTTGCAGAGTGTGATGCATTTGTTGTTACTCCTGGTGGAGTTGGGACTCTTCTTGAGATGGCATTGATCTATCAATTAGTCCAGGTTGGTCATATGGATCAAAAACCAATCAT